ACTTTTTTGTGCGTACGGTTTATATTGAATGTGCGGACAGAAAAGAGGTGAGTATATGTCCAATAAAAAAGGTAGACCTAAACTCGACAATCCTAAAAATGAAAGAATATATATTCGTGTCACCAAAGAGGAAAAGGAAGAAATAATGAATTTTTCTGATAAAAGCGGATATACAATACTTGATTTGATTAAAAAAGGCATTGAGAAAGTAAAAGGGCAAAAAAAATAAAGCGTTGCACCGCTACCAACGAACACAACGCTTTAAAAGCACCAATCCGAAAGGAATTGATAAATCTATCATATCAGTTCCTTTCGGAAAATTCAAGATTTTTTTTGGAGGAAAACAGATGAGTAATGTAGAAATCGTAACAAATATTGACATAGCGTCAGAAATTGCACACGCAACAGTAACAGAAGTTTTAGCAAATATGGAAAACGAAAGAGTTTCATATGTTCTTATGGGAGTTTTGCAGCAGATAGAAACCATTCAGGACAATGTTAATAATTTTGATTTAAAGGGACAGAATAAGACTACAAAGGAAGTGGCATAATATTATTGCGTGAGGCATTGTGGGCATATACTCCCACTACGCAATAAGTTCTGTTTTGAGCAAATGATAAATTTGTAGGAGGTAAAATAATGAGTTATAATAATCCAACTACAAAAGATGACACTCACAATGAGATTAAGGCACCAATGAACACTAAGAATATTTGCGGCGTAGACTGCTATGAGCAGAATGGCGTTGCTTACTTAAGATTGGAAAATGTTGCTAGAGGACTTGGGTTCACAAGAATAGCCGCAAGTGGTAACAAAGTAATCATGTGGAGCAGAGTTGAGAAATACTTGGAAGATTTAGGCGTACACACTTGTGCGCACGAAGATTTTATCCCAGAAAACATCTTCTACCGACTAGCAATGAAAGCCAAAAACGAAACAGCAGAGAAATTTCAAGCATTAGTAGCTGATGAGATTATTCCGTCAATTCGCAAGAATGGAATATATGCTACTGATAATGTTATTGATGAAATACTGAATAATCCAGACTTTGGAATAGAATTATTAACAAAGTTAAAAAAAGAAAGGCAAGCAAGAGTTGAAGCAGAAAGAAAGAACGCTATCTTAACGCACGTCAATAAAACATATACAATGACGGAGATTGCTAAAGAGCTGAACTTAAATTCTGCTATTCAACTTAACAAGTTGCTTGCTGATAGAAAAATTCAGTACAATGTCAATGGAACTTGGGTTCTTTACTCACCATACAGCAGTATGGGATATGAGGAAATTAAACAAGAAATTCTTGACAGTGGTAAAGTAATCTATCATAGACGAATTACCCAACTTGGAAGAGAATTTATACTGCAATTATTCAATAATGTTGCATAAGTTTTCTTGTGAGATATAATAGCTCAAACAGAAAGAAAATTCAATAGCTGTAAGAAATTTACAGCTATAAAAAATCAGAACAAGTTGGGTAGACCTGTTCTGATTAGCACATATGAGTACATATAAGTTGCTCACGTCAATAATAACAAATAAATAGCAAAATGACAAGGACATTTCACTTAATTGTGAGGTGTCCTTTTTATGTGCTTAGAAAGTGAGGTTTTACTATGAATTTTATACAATACATAAAGCAAGCGTGGAAAGCTGGCACTAGCGGCGGTACTCCGTTAAGCCCAGACAGACTTAACCATATGGAAGATGGAATTAAGAATAATAACGATATGATAAGTGAGCTGAACAACAATATCTTCAATAAACATATAACTAATATTCCAATAAGGAAAAAATTAAGAGTACACTCAACAAAAGCTGCTGGAAACAGTATTTTTTGGGGAATTGCATTTGTACAAGGAGCAGCAGGTGCTGCGGCAGCCTGTGCTATTGTACAAGGTTATGGCTCTGGAAGTTCTGCACGCTATCACATAACGCCAATCTTAAATTCGTCATATATTATATGGGAATATGGAAAAGATGGCGATATGGATTTTTTTGTTACTAATAACTGCCCTACTGTTGTTAATTTCGCATTCTATGAATTCAATAAAAATGGGTTTGAATTTACTTTACTTGATACTTAAATAAAATAAGTGAAATTGTAATATGTTTGTCTTTGATTTACCTTAATTTCCGTATTACTATAAATTTGTAATGCACCAACAGGTGTTAATTGTCCATATGCCACAAGCCCCGCCGGATTATATACTGTAACGGGAAATTTTATAACTTTACTCGGTCTATATTCCTCAGGCAGAGTTGCGACTGTTGTCCAACTCCTAATTGCTACAGTGTTAGTTAGTTTAACTGGCATTATATTCACCAACGCTAAAGCAGGTGCGTATGTTATGATGGCATTTTCGCACGTTGTTGTTATATTGTTGTTCAGTTCACTTATCATATCGTTATTATTCTTAATGCCATCTTCGATATGGTTAAGTCTGTCTGGGCTTAACGGAGTACATATACAGAAAAGAGGTGATTGAATGATAAGTGCTGTAATTATCGAGGGAGTGACATTCCCAGTAGCATATAACGGCTACACATATAGTAGGAATAAGATTTGGTCTAAGAACACAGGAAGAAACGATTATGGAGAAATGGTAGGCACAATCGTGGCTATTAAGGATAAAGTAGAACTACAATTGCCACCATTAACAGGTGAACAGGCGTTGTTGCTTGATAATGTGATTAGTGATGAAAATAACCCATTCCCGACAGCACAAGTCCTATTCTTAGGCGGTACACAAAAGGAAATGACAATATACACAGGAGATGTGACATATCCGTATCTCACAAGAGCAAAGAATGAGGACGGATTAATAGTCGGAGCAAAATTAAGTTTAATTCAGAAATAAGGAGATTAACTATGAAAATAACAGGAAATGAAGTTTTAGCACATTATGAAGCACTTGCAAGCGTGGCACAGCTTAAAATGGGTGGCAGATTAGCAGTTGCCATTATGTCTAATATTAAGGCATTAGAGCCACACTTTAAAGCGGTAGTAGAAACGATAGAAAAGATACGCGAGGAAAATAAAGATAACAACGATAAGATAAAATCAGAACTTGAAGAACTAGGAGAACAGGAAATAGAAGTATCTGAATACACGAAAGCTGATATAAGCGCATTTGATAGTTGTGAAGCCATTGAGCCAGCTAACATTATCGCACTTAGCTTTATGATTAACGATTAATCAGCAGAAAGGAGCAATCCAATAAATGAAAAATATTAATTGGGGTGCGGATTTCAATTTGCTGTATGCAAGATATTACAGCAAATATTTAGTTGACGGAAAAGAATACAATCAGACACTTAATGAGTTTAAGTACAGCAACATAATCAATCCGAACAATAGCATTTCCATAGGTAACACTTGCAGTAGTAGTGTTACCTTTTCTATTTATAATCCAGAAATCACGCTTGAAAATAAGGATATAACTATTTTTGAGGGCGTTAAGGGCGATAGCGGCATTGAGTATGTACAGATAGGCATATTTACTGTAACTAAAGAAGAAAGCAATGGCGAATACACTAAGTACACAGCTTATGACAAGATGTACAAAGCTGAAAAAGGTTATTTTACTAAATTAACTTATCCTAGTACGGATAAAGCTATTTTAGAGGAAATCTGTACAAAGTTAGGCATACAGTTAGCAACTAGCATAACAAACACACATACAATTACAGATAAGCCACAAGGTTATACAATGCGTGAAATGATTGGCTATATGGCTATGTTACAAGGTGGCAATGCGGCTATCAATTCTGACGGAAACCTTGAAATTAAATGGTACAAGGATAGCGGCTACGTGCTTGACGGACACCAATACTATCAGCAAGGGGTTACTTTTACTACTAGCAAGGATTTTACGATAAGAAAGCTGACTTGCAACAATACAAAGTCTGGTGATAAGGAAACTAGCACAATCACTAGCGGCAGTGGTACAACTGGACTTAGCTTTGCTAATCCATTTATGACACAAGCTAACTTAAATGAGATTTATAAAAAGATAGGCGGCTTTCAGTTTAGACCGCTTACAGTTAAGTTTGTCGGCGACTGGCGGCTTGAAGTAGGCGACATTATAACTGTTAATAAGGGCGGCGTTGATTACGAAGTGCCTATAATGCAGATTACGCACGAATGCGACGGCGGCTTAATGGATACAGTTACATCTATCGGACAATCTGACACAGAAAACAGCAATATCGCTAGTGGTCCGATAACAAAGCAAATGGAACGATACTACGCCGATTTAGTCTTGATCAACAAGGCAGTTATTGAAAATGCTGATATAACTAATGCCAATGTTGAGAACTTAAAGGCGCATCAAGCGTATATAGACCAATTAAAGGCTAATAAGATTGAAACTGTCACAGCGGAAATTGTTAATTTGACGGCAAGTAAAGCTACGATTAATGAAGCTAATATCGCTAAGTTACAAGCAGATTATGCACAGATAGGTGTATTAAACGCAGACGTAGCAGACATCAAGGCCTTAATGTTTGGTTCAGCGACAGGTAAAAGTTTAACAACAGAATTCGCTAATGCAGTTGTAAGTGTTATTGGCAATGCACAGATAAAATCTGCTATGATTGATAGTATAGCCGCAGATAAGATTACAAGTGGGAAGATTTATACAAACCTTGTTGAAATTCTAAGCGAAAGCGGAAATCTTGATATAGCTGACAATACGATACAGATAAAAGATGATAACAAGGTTGCAAGAGTTCAAATAGGTAAAGACGCTAATTCGGACTACAATATGTACGTCTGGGATAAAGCCGGCAATCTTATGTTTGATGCCTTAGGACTTACCGAAAAAGGCGTTACAAGAAAAGTTGTTCGTGATGATGTTGTTCAAGATGACGCTAATATTAATGCAAGTAAGCTAGATATTGAAACACTATTTAGTGTTATCAATAACGATAACACCCATACACTTAAGAGTAATAAGATTTACCTTGATAACGAAAAACAGACACTTAATGTCATTATGCAAGCTATAACAAGTAGTGCTGGCAAAGATTATACTCAATGGGGCGGTATGATGAAAGTTGCTAGTGATTTTATCACTAACAAGTTGTGGTGGACTGAAAATGTTGATAATGAAAGCATTAAGACTAAGTTTTCTACTGTTAATCAGAAACTAGATAGCTACGAAATCACGTTATCCGACTTATACCAACAAACGAACGATAATTTTATGGTGTATACAGTTACAGAAACACCTAACAAAGATAATTACCCAGCTATTGATTGGTTCATACCTATTTATCCGTCAGATGATTTATTTCCAAGCGATAATCTTACTTGGACTTATAGCAATGATGAATACGCAAAATATCACGGGGCAATAGCATACAACGAAACAGCCCAAAAAACTTGGCGGTGGGTTAAAGATGATAAAGGCAATTGGAGTTGGAAAGAGGTATCTAACACGCAATTAGCCTATATGCTTAATCAGAACGCTAGCCTTAAGATTAATCTTAATAGCATATCAACAGAATTAACACAGACAAAGAAAAATCTGACAGATAATTATAGTACAACAACTACTATGATTAACAAAATTACGCAGGAAATTAATGATAATGGTTCAAGTATTAGTTTGGCACTTAGTGGAACTTACGCTAAGTCAAGCGATTTAGAAAGTTATGCAACTAAAACAAGCCTTGATTTATATATCAAAAAAGACCCTAAAACAGGCGAGCTTAAGAGTGCTATCGAAGCTATTGCAGATACAATAAATATTACTGCAAGGGGTGGGCTTAATTTAAGTGGCAACAGGTTTACATTAAACAGCGCGAACACCAGCATTACAGCAGACGGAACTATAACTTGTAGCAATCTGATTGCCAACGGCGGAAACGTTGGCGGCTGGAAAGTGTCTAAAGATTCAATAAGTACAATATTTAAGCAGAATAATGACTTATTCAGAATTGCATTACAAATACCTGGTGATATTACACCATATGTTTTTTCGGTTTTTCACGGAACTGAAGATGAGGGATACAGCAAAAGTCCTAATTTTTATATAAGTCAAACTGGTAAACTATATGCAACTAACGCGCAAATTACAGGAAGCGGCTATTTTTCGTCTGGCACGATTGGAGGCTGGGACATCAGCAAGTCTTCTATCTATAAAGATTACGGCAAATATAGAACTTATATACAGGCACCCGCTAATTCCGAAGCTTGGACATTCTCTTGCCAAGAAGAAAGAGATGGGGCATATTATGGTAATTGGTACGTTCGTGCGGATGGATATATGTATGCTTCTAAAGGTCAAATTGGCAATTTCTCAATTGATAATGGTATATTGTCGACATATCGAAATAATGGAATTAAAGGAATGTCGATAGACCAAAATTACATTAAATTCTATTCTTGGGTCGACGATTACGAAAATTATGTAGGTTCGATAACTACAACAAGATACTATACTAGCAATAATGAAGTAAGAAGAGCTTTAGTGCTCAATGCAGATTATGGAGATGTTGTCGGAATAAATTGCACTAAGAATAAAACAGAAAATACGGAATACGAATTCATTATAAGAATAAACGACGATTTAAATAAATCATTAGAGTTTTTTTCGCCCAATATTTCGATGAATGGCGGTTACCAAGACAATATTAAAAAACCAACGACACTTACAGTATATTGCTATAATCCAAATTCGGGAAAAGACACACAAAATGTCAGAATTACAAATACAGAGGACAGACACTACGAGAACTGTGAACTGTCAGTATATGGAAGTACATACATAGGATATGATTTGCGATGTTTCGGGTCAATTTATGGAACAATCGCTTCTGATTCAGACGAGAACGTAAAAAAAGATGTTCATTTATTGAATTCAGAAGACTCTTCTGAATTTATCTACAATTTAAAACCTTGCGAATTTAAAATGATTAACGGTACTTCTAATCGCTACCATCACGGATTTATTGCACAGCAGGTTAAAGAAACTATGAAAGATGACTGGGGATTATTTATCGATAAAAAGATTAATAATGATAACTACGAAACACAAGTCTCAGACAAAAACGGAAATACAACTAAAGAGCTAACAGCAAGATACGCATTACGCTATGATGAATTAATAGCGGATATAGTTGCGACTGTACAATCGCAGAATATGCGTATTAAAAAATTGGAAAAGCAATTAAGCAATTAAGGACATCTTCGGGTGTCCTTTTTTAATGCGAATTAGGAGGTAAAACACAATGTTAGACATCAACTCATCAATTCAGAAGAACGGAACATTATCCGTTCAAAACTCAGATGGAGCACTTAAACAGGTAGCTTATCTGTCAGCTACAATCAGCGAAAGCGGCACAGTTAGTATGTCAGCTAGCTTTAATGATTTTGCAGCATACTTAGCAAATGATATAGCACTAGACAGCGAGCTTAAGAGCTTTCTTGATGGCGTTAAAAATACTTACAAGGCAACATATAGCACAGAAGATAACACAGTTAGTTCAGATGTAAATATAACAGGGACAACAGAAAGTGAGGTATTTTAGTTATGATTAAATGTGGAGATTTTTCAGCGTGGAATGGTGTAGTTGACTGGAACAGAGTTAAGGCGGCAGGACTTACTCACGCTATCCTTAAGGTTATCAGACGTGATTTTGACCCAGATAAGCAGTTTGAAAACAACTGGAAAGGTTGCCAGTTAGCAGGTGTGCATATTTGCGGTGTATACAACTATGTTTACACACCAACAGTAGAAGAAGCTATTGCGGCGGCTAAAAGAGTACTTGAAGTGCTTGACGGACGTAAAGTAACAGTTTGGATGGACGTTGAAGATACTTGTATGCAGAACTTAGGTTCAGAGCTTATCGACATTATCAAAGCATACAAAGAGGTTATTGAGGGTGCAGGATATGGCTTTGGCGTATATACCGGCTTATCATTCTATGGTAGCTACATCAAGCCTTATACAAACCCTAGCGACTTAGACTGTCCGTTCTGGATAGCACGTTACTACTTAGGATATGATGAAATGCAGTTAAATGATGATGTTAACGCAGATAAGACACCCAGTATCGACCATTATCTTGCGGGGTGGCAGTATACTTCTAGCGCAAGAATTGACGGAGTAGACGGAGTTTGCGACTTGTCAGAATTCTATGGTTTCCACAATGATGAAGATAACACAGAGGATAACGGCGAAGAAGATAACACAGAGGATAACACAGATGAACACGTATATGCTACATATGCCGCTTATACAGACCGTTGGTGGGGTGAAGTAGAGGACAGAGAAGATTGGGCTGGTGCAGGCGACAATAAAGCTATCACAGCACTTATTATCAAGGTTAGCAGAGGTTCAGTTAAGTACAGAGTTCACTTAAAGGGCGGTGATTGGCTTCCTTATGTTACTGGCTTTAATTATGACGATTACGATAATGGCTATGCAGGTGACAAGAAGCACGAGATTGACGCAATAGAAATCATTTACTATACGCCAGAGGGTGAGCCTTGGAAGTATGCAAAGTATATGGTATCTGTATTCAATAACCGCAACTTCTATCCAGAACAGATAGACAATGAAACATCAAATGGAATGGACGGATATGCAGGCGTTATGGGTAATGCAATCGACAAGTTCCAGTTAGTTGTCGAATAAAGTCGAAATAACACGACCGAAAGTATTTGAAATATACTAACGATAAATGTACAATAAACTTGTCTTTGAGAAAAGACCCTTAAACATTTTCAAGTTCTGGCAGGCGATATTGTTTGATTGGCGTTGGCAATATCGCCGCTACACTTGACACTATAGAACGTGTGTTCTATAATAATCGTATCGCTATCAAACGTGCAAGGGCAAGAGAGGGGAGTACAGGTTTATGGATAACAGTAATGAGGAAAATTACAAAGATAAGTTAATAGAACTTATAAATAAAATAGAAAATACAGGCACATTAGAGTACCTGTATTCATTCATAGAAAACTTTTTGAAGAGGTGGGGGTAAAACCCTACTTCTTTTCTTTTCGAGATAACATAACATCTATCATATCTAATATTGTTTCTTTATCTCTTTGTTCTAACATAGAAAACTTCCAAAGTAAATCAACATCTTTTTCAGCTTCTTTTGAATTATCCTTACGGATTGGCGAAACATCAAATCCCATTAGCCACGCTTCTGACACGTTCAAAGCCATTCCTAAGACAACTAGCTTTTCTTGGCTAGGTTCAACTTTGCCTGATACATACTGGCTAATATCGGATTTATTCATCTTGATATTGTATTTCTTACAATATGGTAATGATAAATTCAAAATATCAACTTGCTTTAACTTCCGTTCATTCATTAGCTGTTTAAGCCTATCTGATGTATTCTCTTTCATCTTAGTTATCCTCCTTTCTGTTGATAATATACCATTATTTGAACAAAAGTTCAAGATGTAAAACTAAAAAAGTAAAAAATATTGAACTTTTTATTGACATATTAATTTAATAATGCTATTATACAATCAGTTCAAAACATTGAACAAAAAACGGAGAAAGGAGAAGAATTGGAATGGCTTTTAATTACAGTAAGTTAAGAGGTCGCATAATTGAAAAGTACGGAAGTCAGACGGACTTTGCCAAGGCGTTTGGCTGTTCAGACAGGACTTTATCACTTAAAATGACAGGCAAGCGACCTTGGAAACAGATTGAAATTTTAAAAGCAATTAAATTATTAGATTTATCAGAAGATGATATACAGGATTATTTTTTTGCTTTAGAAGTTCAAAATATTTAACCTTCAGAAAGGAATGTTTATGGAGCTACAGATTTTTAGCAATTCAGAGTTTGGAGAAATCCGAACCATCACTAAAGATGATGAACCTATGTTTTGTCTGGCTGATGTATGCAAGGCATTGGAAATATCAAATGTAGGAAATGTTAAGCAGAGGTTATCTGAAAAGGGTATCCATACTGCGGATACCCTTACAAAGGGTGGAATGCAGAAAATGATATTTATTAGCGAGGCTAATCTTTACAAGACAATTTTTCAGAGCCGTAAAGAAAGTGCAGAGAGATTTACAGAATGGGTTATATCAGAAGTACTTCCGTCTATCAGAAAGACAGGCAGTTACAGTATGCCAAAAACAACAGGCGGTCAGATACAGCTTTTGGCACAGGGCTATACAGAACTTGAGCGGGCTATTAACTCTATCAAAGAAGATATGACAGAGCTTAAGGATAACACACCTCTTTACGGCTGTGAGATTGATGAGGTCAAACAGCACGTTAATAGAAAGGGCGTAATTGTACTTGGTGGCAAGGATAGCGAAGCTTATAAGAACGGCAGTATTCGCAGTTCGGTATATTCTGACATATATAAGCAGTTAAAACGAGAGTTTGGTTGCGTAACAACATATAAGAGCATAAGAAGAAAGTACATTGATAATGTACACAAGTTTATAGATGATTATGTGTTGCCTATGGCACTTGCTGAACAGGTAAAAGAAGCTAATGCACAGATAAGTATGAGTTTTTAAGAAAGGAGTAAGAGTTGGAAAGATTGATAAAAGAATTAATCGCAGTTGAGAAAAAGAGAAATTCCTTGCTTGCGGAACTGAATAAGATTTTAAAGAAACTGGTAAGTAAGGAAGATGAGTGCAGTAGAGATAAGCACAGCGAGTACGATGATAGATTTACTTTTTAGTAATATCACAATTTTTAAGATAAGGAGAAGTTTATGGAAGATATACAGGTAACACCACAGTATAGCATATCAGCAGAAGGGCTGATAGCAGAAAGAAACAAGTTAGAAGTCTCTATTGCGGCATACAAGAAAGCTAAGAGAGACAGCAGGATAGCTGAATATTTATGGATGTTATCAGCAATATTATTTATTGTGTCAATGATATTTCAGCTTATTAATTAGAAAGGAGTTTTAGCAGATTGATATTTATTATTTCTGAAAAAGGCGAAAGAGAGCAGATTAATGAGGTAGAAAAGCTTGAAATCCTGGCACACATTGGCAGAAGAACAAGTTACCTCTTAGGAAGAAATAAACATTGTGAGCCATTAAGGAGCATAGTTACAAGAGATATTTTAGGGCAGTTAAAGCACGAATACGGGTGTGGTTTGAGTGAACTTAAAAAGAAGTACATAGCAGACACTCACGATTTTATCGACTGCTACGAACTGCCTACAATAATGAAAGAGAGATATAAGCTATGATACAGGGATTTATGCTAGGAACGATATTCGGGATGTTTTTAGAACTGGCTTGTATCGTTCTGACAATGGCAAGGGCAAAGAGAAAAGAAAGGATTGAACAATATGAAACAGGTAAACGAGAAAGTAATAACAGTACAGGATTGCATTGATATGTACGAGAAAAAGGATATGTATACAGTTATTGACGGCGGTAAGGTTGTTGGATTTGTAGAAAAAGAGAAGGAGAACTAAAGATGAAAGAGAGAAATAACAATATTACAGCTTTTGGGTTAGTTGCAGAAGAACCAGTTTTTAATCACGAAGTTTTCGGAGAAAAATTCTTTAAGATGATGATTTCTATTGACAGGGTTAGCGGAGCAGTAGATACACTTCCTGTTCTTATATCTGAAAGAATTGTAGATATGAACGAATTAAAAGCAGGTGCTTGCGTAATGATTACAGGAAGAATAAGAAGCTACAACGAGCATATAGGTGAAAAAAGCAAGCTGATATTAGCAATCTTTACTGAAAATATAGAGATATATGAAAACGAGGAAGAACTACCTTTTAATAATGATGTAGTTCTTAGAGGTTTTATTTGCAAAGAACCTATATACAGGGTAACGCCACTTGGAAGAGAAATAACAGATGTTCTCATAGCTGTTAACAGAGCATATGGCAAGTCAGACTATATACCTTGCATAACTTGGGGCAGAACAGCTAAGTTTGTCGGTCACTTGCCAGTAGGAACACATATAGAAATGACAGGCAGGTTTCAGTCAAGATTTTATGCAAAAAAGATAAGCGAAGATGAAATTGAAAACAGAGCAGCTTACGAGGTATCAGTAGGCAGAGTTGAGATTATAGAAGAAAAGGAGAATGCTGATGAATAGTGATATTACAGTTTCGGAATTAGCTAGTATGGCAGCAGATAATGAAAAGCGTTGTCAAGTATGGCATCCAGTTCAAGGCGTTATCTTTGACGGCACATTTGATGAACTTGACAGACGGCATTATCTGGCAGACAAGACAGTTGATAACTTCTCAATAGAAGATGATGTATTCATTATGAATATATAAATAAGGAAAGGATAGTTTATGGAATTAAAAAAAGTAGTGCTTGAAAACTTTATGTGTTATGCACACGCAGAATTTGATTTTTATGCCATTACAAAGATTATGGCTAAGAATGGTAAAGGTAAGTCAACTATTGCCACAGCTTATCTCTGGTGCTTGTTTAACTGTGATTATGAGTTAAAGGATAATCCGGTTGTTAGACGAGAGGTTGACGGAGTACCAGTTGATGATATGGATACAAGCGTTGAACTTACACTTGATATTGACGGAAAAGAAATAACTATGAAGAAAGTGCAGGTCCGTACATACAACAAGGATAAGACAGGTTATAAGGACGATAACTCATATTACATTAATGATGTGAGAAAGAACCTTAAGGATTTCAACGCATATCTTGATGTTGATATGAATGTATTTAAGATGTGCAGTAATGTAAATGCTTTTCTTAATCAGAAGCCAGCAGAAATGAGAGAATACTTATTTGGTTTAGTAGGAGATGTTACAGACATTGATATAGCTTCACAGAAAGCCGAATTAGCCGAGTTAGTTCCTTTACTTAATAAGTATACAGTTGAAGAGTTATCCGCTATGAATAAGGCTACCAAGACCAAGATTACAAAGGATTTGCCTATTCTTGACGGACAAATTAAGGAAAAGGAAAGGGATATACAGCTTAAACAGGCTATTGAAGTATCTAACCTTGAATTGCAGAAAAACAGCCTTAAAGAACAGATTGAGGACTGCATAGCAAAACAGACCGACAATGATAAGCTGATGGCCGAATATGACAAGGCTAGTTCGGATATTCTTAACTTGAAGTTTGAGCTTAACGATATGTCACGCAAAGCCAATGAAGAAAATGTTAAGGCTAGAAGAGAGATTGAGAACAAGATTTCTGATAAGCAGTTCCTTGTTAGACAGACAGAAAAGACTATTACTGATACAAAAAAGAACATTGAGTATCAGCAGAATACCATTGATAGCATAAATAAGAATTTACAGGATATAAGGGATAAATGGAAAGCAGAGAATGAACGCAAATTTGACGAAAACAGCCTTATTTGCAGTTACTGCGGACAGGAATATCCAGAAGATAAAAAAGAACAGATTAAGGCAGATTTTGAAAGCCACAAGGCAGAAGAATTAAAGATTATCACAAGCAATGGTAACCTTTTTAAAGACAAACTTGATAAGAATAAGAAGATTCTTAAAGATTTACAGAAAGAGTTGCCACAGCATAAAGAAAGCCTTGAAACGCTGAATACAGCTATTGCAGACCTTGAAAAGCAGTTATCAGAACTTCCACAGGAAATTGATATATCAGCTACAGAAGAATACAAAGCACTTGAACAGCAGATTGCCGAAAAAGAAGAAGCTATGCACAAGGCTAATGATATTTCAGCAGTCAAGGCAGAACTAAAGGCACAGGAAACAGCTTTAAGGCAGCGGTTAGCAGAATGTGAAAGCCAGATTGCAAAGTCTGATACGGCAGCAGATGAACAGCGACTTGAAGAATTAAAGCAGACAAGGATTGATTCTGAACAGAATAAGGCTAACGCAGAGAAAATCCTTGATTTACTTGATGAACTGGATAAGGCAAAGAATGAAGCCTTGACAGAAGCAGTAAATAGCCATTTTGGATTAGTTAAGTGGCAGTTATTTGAATATGCTAAGAACGGCAATTACAAGAGCTGTTGCATACCTACTGTTGACGGAAAGAGTATTTTAACAACTATGAGCAACAAGGGTAACAGGATTTTAGGCAGAGTAGATATTTGCAATTCTATTCAGAAGATTATTGGTATATCAGTACCTATTGTTTTAGACGATTCTGAAAGCCTTAGTACGGACAATCAGAAGAAAGTTGCTGAAATGGTTGATAGTCAGTTGATTATGCTGATTGTTAATGATAGCGAGAAATTAGAGATTGTGGAGGGATGATATGAAACTTTATTTTTACGAATTGAATACAGATGAAAGGTACAGAAAAGCAGGAATTATAGTACAGGTTTGTGAAGCAGAAGAGAAACCTAAGACATACAAGTCTGTTGATAGATTTTTTCCAAACTACTGTAGTACGGTAAGGAAAGATAATGTTGGACGAATAGGTGATTTTAATTGCTTGTTCCTTACAGAACCTAATTTTGAGTATGCCAAGGAGAAATTTAAGAAACGGGCAGAATCAAGGATTGCACAGGCGAAAGAAAAACTTGAAAGAGAAGAAAAGGAATTAAAGATAATCGGAGAAAGTAAGGAATAGTATGGTTTCTATATTAGAACATTCATTCAATTTCAATGGCTTTAACTGCTATGTGATACTCCGACATATGGGTAAAACTGCTTATAGATGTGGATATGTGCAGGTTTCCAAAAGGTTGCCTATCAATACAGCAAGTATAAATTGCCACGGCGGCATTACATATGCGAACAAAGAAGCACCTAGCCCACTTGAAATTGATGATAAAGATAAGTGGTATATCGGATTTGATTGCGCTCACGCATTTGATACTACGGATTTTTGGACTGTAGATAGGGTTAGTGATGAATTAAGACAGATTGTCGGACAGATTTTAAGTGAAGAAAGTGAGGAATAATTATGGCAGAGAATACAGCAGTTGCGGGAAAGAAGACTTTCAGTTTAGCACTTACTGAAAAGCTAGATAGTGTATCAGAAGCACTTCCAAAGGATTTTAATAAGGCAAGATTTGTGCAGAACGCATTAGCACTCATCAATGATAATCCAGCTTTACAGAAATATAATCAGTCACAGCTCACAGCTGGACTTTTAAAAGGTGCTTATCTTGGCTTGGATTTTTACTCAAAGGAGTGTTACTTGGTACCTTATGGAAATCAGCTTAATTATCAGACGGATTACAGAGGTGCTAAGAAATTGGCAAAGAAGTATTCTATCAGACCAATTAAGGACATTTACGCAAAGTTGGTTCGTGCGGGAGACAGTTTTGAGGAAAAGATTGTAAGTGGAGAACAGACTTTTGATTTTAAGCCATTACCATTCAATGACGGAAAAATAATCGGTGCGTTTGCTGTTTGCTTATATGCTGATGGTGGTATGCAGTATGACACAATGAGCCTTGCAGACCTTGAAAACACAAGAAAGTCAAGTAAGGCAAGCAATAGTCCAGCTTGGAAGAATTTCACAGGTGAGATGTATAAGAAAACTGTACTTCACAGGCTTTGCAAGCATATTGAGTTAGATTTTGAGAATCCGACACAGCAGAATACATTCTTAAGCGGAATGGAGATTGAAACAGACCCGCAGAAGTTAGCTGAAAATGATATTGAGCAGAACGCAAACACAGTAGATTTTGACGAGGACAACATAATTGATGTAGAGCCGACCGACACAGCCGACAAGCAGTCAGAGGAGTTGCCGCCGTTCATGCAGGCAGAATAAGGAGGAAATATGATTTTTGTTAAACTAATGATTTTATTGTGGGTGATCTTTTTGATAATCAGATTTTTTGTAAGGGCAAATTTAACACTTTCGGAAAAGGCGCTTATTGCATTAGGCGGTAAACCCCCAAAATTAACATTTGGACTTGTATTGTTGCTTATCAGCTTTTGCCTTGCGTTAATTGATAGCTTTGTAGCTTTGGTCTGGTTTTTATTTTTTAGATAAGGAGATTGAGTATGAGAGTAATTTCACAGGACGGAAGAATTGATATTCCGTATGATTATTTTACATTAGCTACGGCTGATGAGAAACATGGAACTTTAGAAGTAGCGAGTATCTATTGTCGAAATTTTTCGTCAGATAGTGGTGCAAAGTTAGCTGAATATTTAAGTGTGGAAAAAGCAATTAAAGCTATAAAAATGTTGACAGAAGCACAGAAAATGGAGTCAGTAGAATTTGAAGATAGAATTTATCATAGAAATATTGTTTTTCAGTTCCCACAGGATGATGAAATCGAGGTGTGAGTATGTCAGTTGAAGAAATCCGCAAATGTGATAGATGTGGAAAGCCTTTTGAGTACAGTTTGTCTAAATGGGCTGGATATTTTAAATATGGTATCAAAAAAGAAAATCGACTGTGCTTTCATTCAATGTTTTATGGTAATCCAGATGGCTATTCATATGTAGATTATAGATATGACCTTTGTGCTGATTGTACAGAAAAACTATTATTGTTTTTGCGAAGTAGTGAGTAAAGGAGAAGATGTAAATGTACTTAAAATGTTTAGGCTCATCGTCAGCCGGAAATTGCTATCTGCTAACTTCCAACAGTGGAGAAACACTTATCCTTGATTGTGGAATACCGATTAAGGAGATTAAAAAAGGCTTGAATTGGAACATTAAAGATGTTGTGGGTGTGTTATGCACCCATAAGCACCTTGACCATAGCAAGTCAGTAAAAGATTTTGAAGCTATGGGAATACCAGTATGCAAACCATACGAAGCCTTGCTTATGAACCAGTTCCTTGCAAATTCTTATTTTACTGTAAGAGCATTTGACCTAACAACAATAGATGGGAACTGGACGCACACAGACGCAAATGGTGAACCTTGCCCGATATATGGCTTTTTGATTACTCACAAGGAAATGGGGAGAATGCTTTACATAACCGATTGTGAGGTTATCAAGTGGAGATTCAAAGACATAAATCATATCCTCTTAGGTGTGAATTATGACAAGGATTTAATTGACAGGGATAACACAGGTAAAGCTAACCACGTTTTCAGAGGTCACTTATCCATTGACACAGCTTGCGATTTTGTTAAGGCAAATTATTCAGATAGCTTGCAGAACGTAATAATGTGCCATTTATCAAGTGAAAACGCTGATAGCGATAGCTTTATCGAGAAGATGAAAAAAGTTGCCGGAAACGCAAATGTAGATGTTGCGGCAGCAGGGAAAAGTTGGGATTTGAAAAATCCTAGTGAGTGTCCGTTTTAGAAAGGAGAACTGAAATGAAGAAATCTGAACCAAAAATGATTTTAAATATATCTCTCAATAGTGAGGAAATTGAAGAAAAGGTCAAGATTGCTATGGACGAATATGCAGAGAAAGTTATTTATAAAAATCTTGATGAAGAAATTACAAAAATCGTTGACAGAAGAATTGAAAAACTTACGTATGCTTCAAGCTGGAGTAGTGACAGGAAAATACAGGGTGTTTCTTTTGAGCAGTTTGTGAAAGAAAGGACCGAAAAAACTATCGGCGATTTTGTAGAAAAGAATATCAAAGAAATCCTTGCCAAGAGATTTGCTGAAATTATGACAGATAGGAGTTTTGATAATGATTAAAGGCAGAAAGGAGCAGAAATGGAGAGATTGACAGAAAGCAATCCATCGTGGATAGATGATGAATTATGGGAAAGGGCTTGCGAGCCAGACTGTGAAGAAATAGATGCAGTATATCGAAAGCTAAAAGAATATGAGGACTTGGAGGAACAGGGCAGACTTGTCCAATTGCCTTGCAAAGTGGGGGACACAGTATGGGATAATGACTATGGCAGACCTTGTGCATATACAATAACAGCCTTTTCATTTGGTGAATGCGAAGAATACATTTGTGAACCTGTTACAAAAAAAGAAACTGTATTCTATTATGCAAACTCAAGCGGAAGTATCACAGGAAGTTTTGCAGAAAGTGAAATCGGCAAGTCGGTATTCTTGAACAAATCCGAAGCAGAAGCAAAACTGAAAGAATTGAGAGGTGATATAAATGGAAAGTGAAAACTTCTTTAAAAAATGCAGAACTTGTCAATACTGTTTTACGAAAAATGATGATGATTATGTTTATTGTAGAAAAAGAAATGGAAAGTGCGAATATAAACCATATAAATCGAGAAAAGAATTGAGAGGTGAAGAAAATGGCACAATGGAATAAAAATACAGTACCCAAATGTAAGAATAAAAATTGTTCAGATGAAGTTTTGGTAACAGTAGAAAAAAATGCAAGAGAAACATATCAGAGAGTGCTGAAAGCTATTTATATTCCTTATCATCATTGTACTGCAGAGGATATGGGTTGGAATATGCCAGATGGCGTTCCTGATGATTGGGAGTACATAGAAGATGAAGATACTTACTGGATTCCCCAAGGTTGGTATGAGGTATGTGATTATTGTGATGATTATTCGTATTTCACAATTGAAGATAGGGTTACAGCTTGGATGAAATTACCCAAACCATATGAACCAAGAGTTAAAGAGTTTAGAGGTGGAGAAAATGAAAGTAGTAATTGACATACCTAAAGATTACACAGGAGATTATATTGCTGACAAATTCAAAGATTTCTTTTCAAGGGTTATCGCGGATATTGATGATTATAAAGGTATGCGTGGTAGATATGAGAAAGAAATTGCTGAAATGTTTTTAAAAGCATTTGGTGATAGTGAAGAAAGAGATAATAAGCCTTGTTGCAGATGTGATAGCAAACAAACCAATGCAGATAGAATAAGAAATATGACGGATGAAGAGTTGGCGGAGTTCCTTATAACTTTTAAGAACACATTCGGCGAAGAATACGAGGGAGAAGCTAGTTGTATGGAATGGCTTCAATCAGAAGCAGAATAGGAGAGAATATGGCAAGGATATTTAGATTTAGTGGCTATTTAGTTTGCGATAGAGAAACTACAGCAAAAGAATTGGAAAGTTATTTTGATACTATGCCCGGCGAATGGTGGCAGCAGTTTCATATTGAACAGTCGGAAGAGTTTACACTCAATGGAGAAAGTAGTTCCAATTGTGACCTTGCGTTACTCACAAGGCATTTTAAGGCAGATAACATCAGTACAGAATTTGACAGACCTTTACCACGAAAAGGCGAGAAATATAAGCACTTTAAGATTGGCAAGATTGTTACTGTTATCGGCATTTCAAGGCACACCGAAACTGAGGAAACATCAGTTGTATATGAATATGAGGGACATATCTGGAACAGACCTCTTGAAATGTTTATGAGTGAGGTTGATAAGGAAAAATATCCTAATGCAGAACAGAAATACAGATTTGAGTTAGTAGAAAGTGAGGAAAAGTAATGAATCGTGTAATTTTATGTGGCAGGCTGACTAGAGAGCCAGAGATTAGATATTCACAGACAGCAAGCGGAAGTATGGCAGTAGCAAGGTATACATTAGCTGTTGACAGAGCTTTCAAGAAAGAGGGCGAACAGGCAGCAGACTTTATTAACTGCATCGCATTTGGCAAGAATGGAGAGTTTGCAGAGAAGTATTTACACCAAGGAACTAAGATTATCATTGAGGGTAGATGGCAGACAGGCAACTACACTAACAAGGACGGACAGAAAGTCTACACTAACGATTGTGTTGTTGAAAGACACGAATTTTGCGAAAGTCGTGCCAATCAGCAGAACAATAATAACAACGGAATTATGGGCGGTAATGCTAGTTCAGACAGCTTTATGTCAATTCCAGATGGCGTAGCAGACGAGGGATTACCATTTAATTAAAGAGGTGTGAGTATGAAAGAGAATGAAGCAATAGAAAAACTGAAAAATATGCGATTATATATGCAGATTACGGACAAGAACAACGATTGCAAGTTTACAGAAGATGATTACAAGGCTAACGAAACGGCAATACAGGCACTTGAAGAAGTACAACAGTACCAGAAAATTGGCACACCGGAAGAATTACAGGATATGAAAAGCGATTATTTTGAAGTGTTAAGTGATTGGCGTCAATATCGTAAGATTGGGACTTTGGAAGAGTGCTGGGTGGCAATGGAGAAACAGACTGCAATTTCAAGAGAAATTATTGAAGGTAATTACGTTTGTCCAAAATGTCATAATTTAATGCCTTATCCCGGATACTGCGGATGCGGTCAGAGATTGTATTAAAAGGAAGCGTGGAATAGGAGGACAAGTGATGAGACTAATTGACGCAGATAAATTAATTGAGGATATTCACAAAAGAAATTATATCAGCAAGGCTTTATCTGAAATATTTGAAACTATCATTGATGAACAACCAACGGCTTTTAGTATGGCAGCTAAACCTATTGATAATTTTGTAAATCCTTTTGAAGTAAAGGCAGGTGGCAATTCTTGAATTACCAAAACATAGCAAGAGCCAAGGCAATAGAACAGGAAAACAAAAAGCGACTATTGAAGCTCAATCCAAAACTGAATGACAGGAGTGGGATTTACTTCCTACTCCGAGAAGATGAAAACGGATTTAAGTATGCATATGTCGGACAGGCGATACATACGCTTAGCAGATTGGCAAGCCACCTTGTAGGTTATGAACAGCATATAGACCTTAGCTTGAAACGTCACAAGCTGTATGACAAAGAGAAAAATCCTTATGGTTGGCGAGTTGGATTTCTGAATTTCCCCGAAAGCCAGCTTGACGAAAAGGAGAAGTATTACATCAAGCTATATGCCGATAAAGGTTATCAGCTTCGGAATGTCAGTTTAGGCGGTCAAGGAGAAAATCGTGCTAGTGGTTCAATAGGTGAGAGAAAAGCACCTAAAGGCTATATGCAAGGCATACAGCAAGGCAAAAAGGTGTTAGCAAGGGAATTATCCTCTATCGCTGAAAAGCACCTTAAAATCGAATTGAGAGAAGATAAGCAGCATAACAAGGTATCGCAGAAGCAGTATGAGAAATTTATGGATTTATTGAAAGTGGGTGAAGATAATCAGTAAAGACTATAATTGCCATTGTTGGAACGATTATCCCAACGAGAACCATAAATACTATGGATGTTCAGATACACCGAAAAAGAGTGGCAAATGGAAATGTGTTGATTGTTACGAATATGTTGGCAAGTCTAAGTTTGGGGCAACGCATTGTAGAAAGAAAGTGGGTGATTCAGAATAAAAAGAAGTGATTGCATAGAGGTATTAGACCACTTAAAAGAAAAGCTGAAAGAAAAAGATATAATTGCTGTACAGGATAGTGAAGATGATTATAAATGTCCAGTATGCGGTCAGATTTTTACAGGAGAAGATATTATCAAATACTCTTACAAGTGGTGCTATAACTGCGGTCAGAGAGTAGATTTTACTCTTCCGAGAAACAGATTTAACTAACTAAAAATCAAAGAAAGGAATAGGTTGTGCGCACATAAAACCGAGGTTTCCTTTTGGTAGATTTAAAATGGAAGAAAAAGTAAAAATTTTTAATGATGATTTTTTAAATGTTGTTAAAAATATAGCTGATGAAAGCATTGATTTAATTGTTACCGACCCACCATACCCAACAACATCTAGGGGAAATTCGGGAAACAGTGGTGGAATGTTTCAAAAGAAGATAAATAAACAAGGAAAGGTTTTTAATTATAACAATATAGATTGCGATATGTATGCATCTGAATTTTACCGCATATTAAAAAATGGTAGCCATTGTTATGCTATGACTAATCATATTAATCTTATAAAAATGCTTAACAGTTTTACGGATTTAAGAACAGAGGACGAAAAAAAAGAATGGTATTAAGCAATACGGATTTCATTTTATTAAGTCTTTAATTTGGAACAAAGGAAATAAAATTATGGGGCAATTTTATATGTCGCAATTTGAATATATCCTCTTTTTTAGAAAAGGGAAAGGGGTAAAAATAAATAATTGTGGCACAAGCGATATATTGTCGATTCCCAATATAAAAAGAAAAGATGCAAATGGTAAAAATCTCCACGATACCGAAAAGCCAGTAGAGCTGATGAAAATATTAATTGAGAATTCATCATTAGAAAATCAGATTGTTTTAGACCCTTTTATGGGGATAGGCTCTACCGGAATTGCTTGTTTACAAGAAAATAGAAAATTCATAGGAATTGAGATTGATGAAAAGTATTTTAATATAGCAAAGAATGAAATGCTTGTATTTGAAAAGGACAGTCAAATGAATATAAGCGATTTTATAGGAGATACAGTATGACACAGGACGGACAATTTGAATTAACCGACTTTCTAGGTAAGAAGATTGCGAATAAATCTGTTATGGACTTGACAGCTTGGATAAATAGTCAAGGCAAAGCACAGTATACACAGATTGGTGAGGTTGTAAGAAATGCTTACAATTTGAATAAAGATAGTTAAGAACTTATTGAAAGGCTTACAAATGCGGTATCGGTATATGTTCTTAATCAATCTATGGGATATATGGATTATTTACGAAAGGAAAGCGAGTGATGAAAGACGAAACAAAGCAGGAAATACAGATTTTACTTGACCTACTCAAAGGCAGTCTTACAAGAAATGGTGTAAGTATGGCGACGGACAATAGTGGTAACTTGTTGTTCTTTGATACGTCTACCTATGTTAGAAGTAAAGGCAAGGAATTTGACGGATTCAGAATTAACATTAACGATTTAGTGAAGTAACAATGTGGCAGAACTTGAAGAGGTAATTATGGCAGGCAATTTTATTAAAATTGACAGAAAGATTTTAAAGTGGGAATGGTGGAGCGATATTAATACATTCAGACTTTTTATGTATATGTTGATAAGTGCCTATTGGAAAGACGGAAATTATAAAGGCAAGACAATTGAAAGAGGGTCCTTTCCCTCTTCAATATCTGAATTATCAAAAGAAACTAATTTGTCTGTAATGGAAATTCGTACCTCGCTAAAACACTTACAATTAACAGGCGAAATAACAAGCAAAGCAACAAACAAATTCACGATATTTACTGTGGTTAACTACAATTTGTATCAAACGGATAACAAGCAAGATAACAAACAAATAACAAGCAACTTAACAAACAATCAACAAACAGATAACATTCTATTAACAAACTCTATATTAAAAGAAAGTAAGAATGAAAGAACGGAAGAAATTAAAGAAGATAAGAATATGGAAAAAGATATTACTAACGTAATATCCAAAAAGAAAAGTTATTACCCAGATGATGAATTGCTTGATGAAGCATTTAGCGAGTATGTGACAATGCGTAAGAGAATTAAAAAACCTATATGCACTGACAAGGCATTACATAGGGCTATGAATACTCTTGAAAAGTTGTCTGGTGGAGATAATGACTTAGCTGTTAAAATTCTTAATCAATCAGTAGACCATTGCTGGCAAGGACTGTTTGAATTGAAAGAAGATAATTCTAATAAACAACAAGGCAAGAAAAATGTATTTGATGAATGGATGGAGGCAATGAAATGACAAGGGAACAGGTCGGAAAACTTCTGATGACGATACAAGCTTATTATCCTAACTACAATCCACCAGATAAAGAAATTACTCTTAATGCTTGGTATGAAATGTTTGCTGAATATCCAGAAGAATTAGTTTTACAGGCGTTAAGGGCTTGCATTACAACTAATACTAGCGGTTTTGCACCAGATGTAGGGCAGATAATGAGTAAGATACAGACAATATCACAGCCGCAGGAACTTGACGGAATGGCAGCTTGGGGATTAGTCAGTAAAGCATTAAGGAACGGCACATATGGGGCGGTTGAAGAATTTAACAAGCTACCGCCACTTGTAAAACAGGCGGTTGGTATGCCAGACAACCTTAAAAACTGGGCGACATCAGATTATCAGACGATAGAAACAGTAATACAATCAAATTTTCTAAGAACCTATGAAACAGTTGTTAAGCGTGCGAATGAAATAAATCGTATGCCGGATAACATTAAGTCACTTATCAAAAAGGCGAATGCAAATTCGTATAAGGCTCAAATCGAGCAAAAATTCCAAAGAGATATAAATACACTTAATGACAAAAATAGCAACCTTATCGCTCAAAAAGAAGATTCAGAGAGCTATATTGAAGCACCTAGAGAGGTACAAGATAGAATTGACAGAATGAGAGGTTGATTTTCAATGGAGACAACGCCAATTAGTCCGCAGAAGAAATTATATAATTACCGCCGAGAGAATGGATTGTGCCCTAAATGCGGCAAGCCGCTTGATAGAAAAGGCTTTTATTGTGAAGAATGTAGGGAGAAGCAAACGACTTACAGTAGAGAAACTAGAGAACTTTGCAGGCAGTTTAAAATTTGCCCGGAATGTCGCAAAAATAAACTTGTGGGTGATGAAAAGATATGTCCGGAATGTTTGGCTAACAAAGCTGAATATAGAGCTAATCACCCATTAAGTGATGATAAGCGAAGAAAAAACAATGAAGCATTTAAACAATATTCAAAAAACTTATATGCTGAACGTAGAAAAGCTGGCATATGTGTTAGATGTGGCAAGGCTAAAGCTGTTAAGGGTAAAGCAAAGTGTTTTATATGTCAGAGTAAAGATAATGCTATCCACAGAAAAAGAACTGAAAATAGGCAAAATATAAAAGAATATCGCAAAGAAAATCACTTGTGCTATCGTTGTGGAGAACCTATTGACAGACCACAAGGACAATTATGTCAGAAATGCTGGCAGACAGACTACGAAAGAGGTAAAAGTCTTAAGAATGACAATAGCAAGCACTACTGGCGATACGACAATCAATTTCTAAGAAAGAAGTGAAAATATGAGTAAGGCAGAACAGAAAAAGTTTAAGGAGCAAATGTTACGTGTTCAGATGAATAGAATTAGCAATGAACAGCAGAAGAAAAATTTTGAATCAGCATTAATATTAATTATGTGGGTGCTACACGATAAGTTCGGTTTCGGACAGCAGAGATTAACAAAAGTACAGAGAGAACTTAAAGTACTTATAGATAACTATAATGACAGATTATTCACAGCGGAAGAGCTTGTTAATCAGTTATACGAAGAAACAGGAATAGAACATATTAAGTTTAAATAAGGAGATAGGCTTATGAAGTTTTCGGGACTGACTAAGCCGGAGCTTGATGAAATAATTGAAAATGCCAATTTCACAGAAGAGGAACTAAGAATTTTCAAGTTGCTTGTGGGTAATATGAGCTTAGAACAGGTTAGTCAAAGACTTATGTTATCCAAAGCAACAATTTCAAGAAGAGTTAAGGATATAAAAATCAAGATAGAAAGGACTGATGACATGGTTAAAACAATTCCTATATGGGAAAAAGTTACATTAACAGTTGAAGAAGCGTCCGAATATAGCAATATCGGAATTAATAGAATCAGCAGTATGCTTAATGAAATTAGCTGTCCATTTGTTTTAAGAGTTGGGAATAAGAGGCTTGTTAAGCGTAAGGAGTTTGAGCACTATATAGAAAAAAGTAACGAAATATAGAGATATATTGAAATATATGCCTTGATGTAGTAATATGTGGTTGTCTATATCAAGGCTTTTTTCAAAAGAAAGGAGCTTTTGAATGGGAAAAGATTTAAAAGGTAAAGAACTAGGTGTAGGATTGTCGCAGCGAAAGGACGGTGTGTATCAAGGGAGATATAAAGATAGATTTAATAAGATTAAATATATTTATGGCACAAAGTTATCAGAAGTTAAAAAAGAATTGGCTGTTGCAATAGCAGAAAATATTCAATTTACAAGCATTAGAGATGATATTAAGCTGGACGATTGGTTTAATCGTTGGATAGAAGTGTACAAAAAGAAAAGTGTACGCCCTAATACCCTTAGGGAATACACTCACATATACAATAAAAATATATCACCTTTTTTAGGAAATCGCAACATAAATTCCTTTGTTAAATCAGATATTCAAACACTAATTGATAAAATAGCTGATGACAATTATAAATATGAACGGCAGAACAAGATTAAGGTTATACTTAATGATATGTTCAGTAGAGCAATAGAAGATGACTTAATGATTAAAAATCCAGCAAAAGGTGTAAAGCTTAGGGCTGATAAAGAACTTAAAGCTTTCACACTAACAGCAAAACAACAGATAGAGTTTTTAGAAGCAAGTAAAGGGACATTTTACGATAATTTGTATAATGTGGCAGTTAATACAGGCTTGCGCCCAGGAGAACTGTTTGCACTTACACCTAATGATATACACTTAGATGAGGGGTATATTAATGTTAATAAGACACTTGTGTATCAAAAATACCTTGATGATAAGTGCAAAACTTTTCACATTGAGCCGCCTAAAACCAAACAGAGTTATAGACAAGTACCTATTAACAGCGAATGCATTAAATATCTTGAAAAGCAGTTCGAATTAAAGGATATTGTAAAGTGCAAAAGACCTAAAGAGCAGAACAATTATTTGTTTGTGACAAGTTATAACACGCCTCTCAATTCGCAGATTTATTCAGATTCAATTAAAGCTATTGTTAAGCAGATAAATCTTGCAAGAAGTTTTGATAACGAATTTCCTGTGTTTAGTGGACATACTTTAAGACATACTTTTGCTACAAGATGTTTTGAAGCAGGTGTGCAGGCAAAAGTTGTTCAATCATATTTAGGTCATGCAACTCTTAAAATGACAATGGATTTATATACACACGTAACAGAAGAAAGAGCGGCAGTAGATATTGAAAGAATTGTGAAAGACAAGGACAACATTGTTGATTTTAAAAAAAGTGCTGTGTAGTAAGTGTGTAGTACTACACACATTAAAATTGAAAAAACCACAAAACAATGGGGGTTAAGATGTATAATATATTTAACTTGGAAAACTTATTACGTATATCAGACTACCCCTTATGAACTTAACAAAAAGCACAATAAATGCGGTATTTAAGGGATTTTAAGCGGCATTAGATTAATTATCAATTTCCACATATTTCTATGTATTTCTATATATTTCAATAGCAAAAGTGTGTAGTAAGTGTGTAGTAACAAGATTAAAAGTGTGTAGTAAATTAAAACTAAATAAAGCCTTGATATATGACATAAATATGAGAAGAACTTGATAATGTTCTTCTCTTTTTTTATGCAAAAATATAATCAGAAAGAGAGGTAGTGCAAATGTTTTCTGATGAAGTAAGAGAAAAAATCTTGAGCAAAGAAGAATTACAGAAACTTGACTTAGTGACATTATCTCTTGTTATCCACGCAATCGAGGAAGTTTTAGAGGAGGCAGACAATGAACAATCCTTATCAGCAACCGATTATGAGTAATTATATACCACAGTACGGAGCGTATCAGTACAATCCTATGGCGAATATCCAGAGATTTCAGTCACAGGAGCAGATACAACCACAAATCCAACAACCTATGCCACAGCAGATAGCAGGCATTAATGGAAGAATAGTACAGGCAGTTGAAAATATTAACGCTAATGAAGTGCCTATGGATGGCTCAATGGCTTTTTTTCCTAAGCAGGATATGTCGGAGATATATGTTAAAGGTTGGAATGCTGACGGAACAATTAGAACGATTGTGTATAAGCCTTATACAGAACCAGGCAGAAGCAATGCTGGCAATCCGACAGCCGACATAGAAAACGCTAAATTTACCCTATCAGATGAAAGCACACAGCTATTCTTAAATAAGTTTGAAGAGTTATCAGAGAAAATAGGACAGTTGGAAGATAGATTTGATAAATCCTTAGGAACACAAAGAAAAACTTCACGAACACAAAGTAAAGGCGGTGATGAAGAATGAACCCAATTAACATTTTTCAGATGATGAAAGCTGGTCCGCAACAGTTCATACAGCAGATGATGGGAAATAATCAGATTATGAGTAATCCTATGATGAAAAACACTATGCAGATGGCACAGCAGGGCAATATGCAAGGCATAGAGCAGATGGCTAGAAATTTATGCAAAGAAAAGGGACTGAATGCAGATGATGTATTTAGCCAGATAAAAAGTAGATTTGGTAATTAGTAGCATATCGGGCGGATTGCCCGCCCCGATAAAAATTATTTTCCGCTTTTATATTGCGGATAATTATCATCTTTATATCGCCACATAAAACCTTTGTGAGTTTTTGCAAAACCATAGCAACAATTTAATACGGCATTTTTATTAAATAATCCGGTTTGCTTTATTTCTTTGATACCAGACCATTCTTTAATAAAAATATTATTTGCATCATATTGAATTATTGGTCTTTCTCTATAATCGGAAAAATGTTTTCTGACATATGGTTTTCTATTTTTCTTAAGATGCAATGTTTCTTTGGAAAACAAAATAGATAAATCATCGCAAGGAATGTTGTTTTTTGTAATCTTCTTATATCTTTGTTGCACAAGATAGTATGGCACATTGTATATATTGCACCATTCTTTCATAGGCTTTAAGATACCGTTTAATTCAATATAAACAGTGTTCGTTTTATTAATAGATTGTTCAGCAATTGTAGCCCATCTACAATTACCAGGCTCATAATTGCCATTCACATCTATTCGGTCTATGGTTAGAGTGTCGGAGTAGCCGTTTTTAATAGCCCAATTATAAAAAGTTGAAAAATTGTTTTCCCATTCCTCACAAACAGTTATTCCTCTTTTGCCATAATGTTGATAGCTAGGCTCATCGGGGTTATTACATCTCATTTTTATTGACTTCCAAATGTGATGTAATCGGGTTCCCGATTGACCATGAACCTTTCTAAAATAGTTTTGTTTTTTGCAACCGCAAGAGGTTTTATGCCCTGATGTTAATTCATTTGTTTTTGCCGTGGTAATGTTTCCACAATCACATCGGCATATCCATCTTTTAGTTTTATTGGATGGATTTGTGTCAACGCACAAGACTTGTAACTTGCCAAATTTTTGACTTGCTAAATCAATAGATTTACCCATAAAAATAACACCTGTCCTTTCAGTGCGAGATGTCCTATACCAGCTAATGTACGGAAACTGTTAGGACAAACAGCTTATCGGGAGCTACCCTATCCGTACAAATATATTATAACACATTTTAATTAACTTTGATACTAATTCTTGCAAGATTAAGTATATAAAATTTTAATAACGGAGGTAAAAAATTATGTTTAGTTCAAATTGCAACACAGCATCAGTACCATTAGTTGCTAATATTGACGGCAACGGCAATAACGGCGGATGGGCTGACGGCGGATGGCTTTGGATAATCGTTGTATTCGCATTACTCTTTGGATGGGGCAATGGTGGATTTGGCGGTTTTGGTGGCAACAATGGCGGTGGCTATGTTGCAACAGCTGCTACACAGGCTGATATTCAAAGAGGATTTGATAATTCAGCGGTTATCAGCAAGTTAGATGGCATTTCTAACGGACTTTGTGACGGCTTCTATGCTATGAACAACAGTATGCTCACAGGCTTTAATGGTATTAACACAAACATTATGCAGACAGGCTATGGCATCCAGCAGGCTATTAACGCTGATACAGTTGCTAATATGCAGAATACAAACGCATTACAGGCACAGCTTGCTAACTGCTGCTGTGAAACTCGTGAAGCTATCCAAGGTGTAAACTACAACATGGCAACCAACACTTGTGCTTTACAGAACACAATGAACAATAATACAAGAGATATTATTGACAGCCAGCAGGCAGGAACTAGAGCAATCCTTGACTTCCTGACAAATGACAAGATTGCAACTTTACAGGCAGAGAATAACGATTTAAGAAGAGCTGCTTCACAGGATAGGCAGAACGCACTTCTTACAACTCAGATGGCAGCTCAGACACAGCAGATTATCAACTCTGTAAATCCTACGGCTATTCCAGCTTATGTTGTACCTAATCCTAATGCTTATGCTTATGGATGCGGATGCAACACCGGATGTGGCTGCTAAAACTGAATAATTGAGTATCTTAATTGAGCTTAACTCGATTATGTCTGCTAAGCAGTATTACTTACAAACGCAAAGGGCAGGCTATAATGTTTGCCCTTATTTTTATGAAAGAGAGGTAAAACAATGGAAATAACAGGAATTGCATTACAAACAGTTGCTGCTGGAGAAGATGTAGCTTTCACAGAAACACCGGTATGTGGAACTAAATGTATAGTCCACAGACAGGGAAGCGGAATTATAAAGCTAAGAGGTATTACTAATCAGTGCAAAGCTAGATTTTTAGTATCTTATAGTGGAAACATTCAGATACCTACAGGCGGTACAGTTGGAGCTATTTCGCTTGCCATTGCAGTAGACGGAGAGCCTTTACAGTCAACACGAATGATAGTTACTCCGGCAGCAGTACAAAATTTATTTAACGTTTCAGCGCAGGCATACGTTGATGTGCCTTGTGGTTGTTGCAGTACAGTAGCGGTGCAAAATACATCTACACAGGCTGTTGAGGTGCAGAACAGTAACTTAATCGCAGTAAGGGAGGCTTGATATTATGCATAAATGGGCTAAACAGATTATGGAATGTGTCAAGGCTAAGGTTGAAGCAATCGGATTAGATAGCTTTGAGGGACAAAACCTTGACGATTTAAAGGATTTTACAGAAATAGCGAAGAACATAGCTTGTTTTGACAAAGATTACAGAATTGTTGAAGCTATGGAAAAGTCAGAAGATAACGAGGATATTATGCGTATGCTTGAACAGTACGAGGATTATCCAGACAGAAGATTTTACGACCACTACCGCTATGCTAATGGCAGATTCGCCACTAAAGGTCGTGGAACCCGCAGGGGATATGAAGAACCGCCATATTACCATATGTACCCAGAAGCAGAGCATATGAGGGATATGGATAGAGATTATGGCAAGATGTACTATACAGAGCCAATGTCTGAAAGCGGTTATGACAGAGCAAAAAGAAACTACACAGAAACTAAGGAAATGCACAAGGCTAACACACCAGACGATAAGGAACATAAGATGAAAGCACTTGACGGATATATCAAGGAGCTTGGCGGTGACATTACACAGCTTATTGGCGATATGACAGCAGAGGAACGCAATCTTATGCGCACCAAACTTAGTACACTTGTTTCTAAGCTGTAAATTTAAGGGCTATGAGTAGCAATATTCATAGCCTGTTTTATTCAGAAAGGAGCATACAGATGATTTTTAATATTAATGGCACAATGTGGCGAGTACAATATGAAAATTCAAATTCGGGTGAATTAAAGCGGTCAGACGGCACAATCAGCTTAGGTGTAACTGATAGAAATACACATACAATTTATCTATCAAATGCCTTGCGTGGATTTATGCAACGCAAAGTGCTGATACACGAAGTATGCCACGCAATCTGTATGTCCTACGATGTATATTTGCCTATCGAACAGGAAGAGATATTGTGTGATTTTGTAGCAACTTATGGCGATGAAGTATTTGACATTGTTGATATGGTTTTAGGGGCAGTTAGGAGAGTGGGATAATGAGTATTGATGAGCTGTTAAAAATAATTCAAAAGACTAATCCGACTATAACTAAGGAATTGTTGATATATGAGCTTAGTCAATGCCGGTATGCAAGTAAAGCATTGATTTATACAGAAAAATGCTGTCAAAAAATTTCGGGGTAACGCATTTGATACCTCCCCGGATACATCTTTGATATTCAGAAAAACGATTTTGACAATTTTTAAAATTCGGTTCAGATTTCGTTTAAATCCTACTTAAAAAAATGAAAAAAATTTTCTCACAAAAATATAATGCAAAAATTTTGATACCCCCGTCATATGCAATTTTGGAATCCAAAAATCGGTTACACAGAATTTCAATTTTTGCTCACGATTTTGTTCAAATTTGCCCTGAAAAATTGATGAAAAACTTTAACAGATTAAAGTGCATTATATAAACTTGACCGGCTGCGATTCGTGCTTGTTTTGACTTTGTAACTTTGTGATTTGACCTGTACGGTGGTTTTATTGTGTCAATGTAGACTTATTAAGCCTACAAAGTAAAACAGCCTTAAAACGCTTTTGACAGCGTTGTATAAAATGGGTATAATATGCCCTTGCAAGTTGTGGAAGCTGTCGCCAGTTCTGGAGAATCCACCAGAACGCACGCCGCCCCAATTGGGTACACTTGTACACCTAAAAGGCGTAAAAGCCTTATATATAAGCATAGCATTGTTATATTAATTTTTCAAGGTACATAAAGAAAAGCATATAAATATATACGCTTAGTGCTTGTGGCTGGAATCGAACCAGCCAAACCAGAGCAAGCCAAAAAGGGCGCAGATTGTACGCCCTTAACCAAGTTATTAATTGTTAAATTCATAAAATAGACCGCTTTTATTATAACAAGTTGTAAGCCTTTTTAAGCCATAAAAAATATCATAGTTACAATCAAAAACAGCTTGTGGACCCGTGTATATAATTACGCTTCGCCCATTATCCCAAAAAGAAAAATCCGATATTTTATCAAGCTCCAAGATTTTAACTGCCTTTTCTCCATAGATGAATATAAATTTTTCTAAATTTCCACGGATTTCTGCGACTGTTAAAGTGTCTAATTTTTCATATATTGTCATATCGCAGACCTCCATATTCTTAATATTATCCCTTGAAGGGTAAAAGCAAGCCGGGGAATTAAACCCCGGAAGCGCCAGTCTTGCCTAAATACAACTTTTGAGTGCTAATCTTTTAACCTCTTCATATTTGACATTAACAAGATATTTTGCGCGGTCAAAATTGACCTTTCCGCCTGTGCAATTAACAATGTAATTTGCGCATTCTATGTATTTATTAGACTCTTTTTCATACGCTTTATCAAAAGCCTTTTCTAACTCTGCATTTTCGGGATTGCTTTCCCATTCTTTCTCTATTACGTCACAAGTCCTTACAAGCTCGCAATATTCGTCAATTAATTCATATAATTTTTTCATAATTCTTGTACCTTTTCGCCGATTGTGATATAATCGGCTTACCTTTCTTTTTTGATTGGTGGCGGTTCGTTTTTGGTAGGAGTGACCGCCTTTTTGTATGTCCTCTTGACAGTTATTATAATAAACCTAAAACGGTTTAAAGTCAATAGCTAAAATAAACTTTTTTTAGATTATTTTTTAATTGACTTTATAAGCCACAAATTATATAATGTAAGAAAAAAATATAGGAGGGTACAAAGCTATGCTTGTATATAAAATAGATGTGCTTGATACGCTTAAAGAAAGTGGCTATAATTCCACACGCATATTAAAAGAGAACTTAATCAGCCAATCAGCAGTGCAGAAGATACGCAAAAATGAAATGGTGGGAATTAAGACAATAGAAAAGCTGTGCGAGTTACTGGATATGCAGCCCGGAAACATTATCAAATATGTAGAGAATAAATAAACTAAAAAAGATTTAAAAATGTATTGACATTAAACTAAAAAAGGTTTATTATAATTACAGAAACAAAGAAAGGACAGCCGAAAGGCTGGAAGGTGAATAATATGGAAATAACAAAAGAAATGCGCGAAGGCAAAGAGATTTACGCGCAGCGAAAGAACTATGAAAATGCTGAATTAGCTGTGCTTAATGGTGCTACAGAAGAACAGGCACAAGCAATAGTACGATTGTGCGGAGATAGGCACTATATCCATAGGAACAGAAGCAGCGTTTTCTGCGCTGAGTCCGGTGATGCCGAGACGATTGGGGAGTTGCTAAGCAATTGCTCGACAGGAGAGAGTATTAATGACTATTTAAGCAAGGCAGGACTGCCGAGGATAGAATATACTTACAGTTTTGATGATGATACATCTAACGATTATCTTTACGAGCTAGAGGGAATGACATACGAGGAAGCCGAGGAGAAAACTGAAGAAGTTATGGAACAATTTGATAAGAATATAATAAAATATATTCAAGATTTTGACGATAAATATAATACACATTTTACCCCTACTTTAGCGGGAAGAATGAAGGGATACGAATTTTAAGAAGGGTTAAAAAAGGTGAGAATATGAGATATTTAACAGTTAAAAGAAACAAGAATGGAGAACCAGAGCTTAGATTGGGCATATAACAAAGCTCTGGAGATAATCAAGAAAGAGTTCTAAAATTGGATAGGATAAAATTAAAAGAGGGAGTTTAACACTTCCTCTTTTTCTACGTCATACGTTACTATTTAAGAAATACAAAAACGTATATTTCAATACATCCAATGTTATTGTTTAAAAATACAAAATAGCGTATTTTAATACATTTTTGTTACTGTTTATGCTTAATATAATAAACAGCTTTTTATATTATGTCAAGCCCCAAAATAAAATTGACTTTATAATATATTTATGCTATATTATTTTAATAATTAAATATATAAGATTTACACCCGATAATATTAAAAATATTATTGGGTTATTTTTATGTTATTAGTATATATTACAATAAGCTGGATAAGCTCCAGCAGAAAGGGGAACAGATGGAGAAAGTACAGGAAGCACCAGAAAGTCAAGAAATTTTTGAAAATGAAATTGATATGTATTTCAAAAGATTTTGCAAAGATGAAAACATTGAAGATATGGCAGCGGCTCCGCAATCCCTTTTTTATGCCGCCTTGATTTATGTATATAACAATACTTTTAAAGGCACTAATAGGTTAAAATTAAAGGGTAAATTACAGGGATATAATAATAATAATTATAATAATCAATATAGTAATATAAATAATAGTAATTGTAATAGTTATAATTATGAGTATCTTAATTATATAGCAGATTATTATATATATATGTGTTATAAGTATAATAAAATATGTACTATATCAGGATATTGTAAATTAACCGGCATAAATGAAACTGTTATATATGATTGGGCTAATGAGAAGAGAGCATCAAAACTAAGTACTTCGGCTTACGATTTGTGGGAAAAATTGTCAAAAGATTATGAATCTAGTGGAGAGGCACGGCTCTGGTCTGGCAAGAATCCAGTCGGGCAACTTGCGGTTATGAATCGCCGCTTTGGTTGGAATCTTCCCGGCGTTAGTAGAGAAAACACCAGCAAAACACCTCTTACAGCCGCAGAAATACGCCAGCAATTAAACCAAAATAATACACAATTAACGGATAAACAGCAGATAAACGCTGTAAACAATTCAGACACAATTTAAACAGCTCGCAAACCGCTTAAATACTGGGTTTGTGAGTAATAAGTATTTATATAACGCTGATAAATTAAGGTTTATCGGCGTTATAGTATGGATATGGTGTTAATTGTGTTAATTGTTTGGGAATATGGCATAAAATAGACACAATTACACGGATAAGGGCGGAGGGGTTATTTACCTCCAGAACACGCCCCAACTAAGTCACTCAATTATCCAAAATAACAAAAAAGCCCTTATATAGCCCTTATATATTAATATATATTTATATTATTATCACCACATAATACACATATTATATAATTATATATAAATAATACCTAACCATTAATCATATAATTAATACTAATAAATCACTTATATATTTAATTAAAAATAATCCAATTAACATCTATACATTTAAGCTAATTAGGTGTATAATAGACACATATTAATTAATCACAAGATATTCAATAAACACATCAGAGAATCAGCTGTTCGGCTGAATAAGTCCCAAAAAAATTTTAAAAAATAAAAAAGAGTTAGGAGTTATAAATGCAGGGCAATGAATACCAAAAATTGGCTATGCGTACTAACGATAAAATGGCTCATCATAGATTAATTACTGAATTAACTGGCAAGTTTTCACTTAGTCCTCTAGCAGAAAACAATGCTAAGTGTAGCAACATAAATGACATAGCAGGACTTCTTAATGGTGTCTTAGGCTTAACTGGTGAAGCTGGCGAAGTATCAGACCTTGTTAAAAAAGGCATATTCCACGAAAAAGAAATAGACTTAGAACATCTTAAGAAAGAGTGCGGCGATGTAATGTGGTACGTTGCTATGATTTGCGAAGCTTGCGGATTCAGTCTTGACGATGTAATGCAGACAAACATAGATAAGCTTATAGCACGTTATCCGGACGGTTTTGACACTTACAGAGCTAATCACAGACAGGCAGGTGATAAATAATGGGTAATCAGGATAAGCACTGTTACCAGTGCAAACATAGACATAAGTTATATTGTGAAAAGCCTTGTAATGCCTGTAATGGCAATCCAAATGTTGTAAAAGGCAAGGATAACTTCACAGAGCTTGAAACAGCAAATAAAAATGCAGTACTCTTTGAAACAAAAGAATAGCATATTGCCCCTTAGCCAAGTGGTCAAGGCACAGGATTTTGATTCCTGTATCGTGGGTTCAAATCCCACAGGGGTAGTTCAAGTGTTTAATTACACTTGTGCCTTTACAGGACTTATTGGTTTACTAGCATTAAGTCCTCCTTTCACCTCATAGCGAGAGCTGTTAAGGACTGTCAGATAGTCCGTGAGGTTTTGCGTATTATAAATACGCAAATAAAATTAAGTTATACCTATAGCGCAGCAGTTATCTGTATGGATAGACAGCGAGCGAAGCTACTTTCTTTGAGCCCAACTGCACGGGTAGAATGACATCCAAGCTTTGCCACGACCTGTTATAGGTGTCATAGCCTATACTGCTATTAAGACTAGCATTGTTTTTCAGTATCAACTATCCACCTTAATCGAAACATTTTCACAATGCTAGTCTTTTAAAACGATATGGAGAAGCGGCAACGATTGGCGGTGTTGCGGCAGACTGTAAATCTGTTCCCTTGCGGTAAACATTGTAGGTTCAATTCCTATCTTCTCCACTTTGCCGATATGGGATAAAGGTATTCCAGTAGCTTGCTAAGCTATCCAACAGAAATGTTGTTCGTGTTCGATTCACGATATCGGCGTTTTGAAAGCACTTCTTGGGTCTGCGTGCGTAATGTTGTTTGCAGACTTATCCTAGGTTAAGAGGTGTGAGTAAGTTGATGTGTGGCGGAATGGGTAAACGCTAATAGCAGATAGAATGAGCTAGTGGTTCGAATCCACCATAGCATAACCACAGGGGAATACCTGATTGCTAGGGGCTTGAAAGGACAGGAGTGCTTGTTTATGTGTGGTTCAAATCCACACCACATCAATTCGAGTGGGAACGCATATCAATGTTCGTAGTGGGGATATGCAATGCTGTGAGTTGAGAAACCTGTTTTAGCAGCTAATTAAACTATATAACGGATAGTAGTTCAGTTGGGAGAAACGCTTGATTCATTCAAGTAGTCACAGGTTCAAGTCCTGTCTATCCGATTACAACAAACTAGCTTGACGAAGCGAAAAGCACTTCCGCTGTGCCTGTTTGTTGTTTTTATTGATCAAGCGGAGTGTGTATCACAGGCATACATAAATAATATCAAGCGGAGGTATTCGATTATGGCAACAATTAGAGTGCATAAAACAAAAAATTACACAGTTATGAGTAATACTCATTTAAGGGATAAGAATTTAAGTCTGAAAGCAAAAGGACTATTGTCTGTAATGCTTTCATTACCCAATAATTGGGATTATTCAATAGCTGGGTTAGTTGCAATAAGCAAAGAGAATGAAACAGCCGTTAAATCGGCTTTAAATGAGTTAAAGGATAATAATTATGTTGTGGTTACTAAGGAAAACCCAACAAAAAGCAACGGCGGAAGAATAAAGTACACTTACGAGGTTTACGAAGAACCATATAAACAGAAAATAGAAAAACAAGATACAGAAAATCTAGGGGTTGAATGTCAACAGGTAGAAAACCACGGACAATTAAATACTAATGAATTAAGTACTGATGAATTAAATACTAATAAACAAAATACTGAAAGATTAATTACTAATAAGGACAATACATCAATTAACATTGATGGAGAGGTATATACATCGTTTTCAGAGAAACCGACGGCAAGAGCTGTCACAAGAGATGAAATGTTACTTAAAGAAAAAGATATGGTTGATAGGTTTAATAACATCTGTGACAACGACATAGATAATTCAGCTATATGTGATTGTGTTAAAGACGGATTTAAGATGTATATGCAGTTATATGAAATCTATTTCCACAAAGTACATCCAATACTTACAGATAAGACATTAAAGAATGTATGTTTTGTACTATCAACTATCGCAGATACAGAACACGGACATTTCGACGCTGATGCTATATACGAAACAGACGATAAGGGCATTACAGTTTTACAGAGAATGATTAACGACCATTTCATCAGAGAACATAGAGAAAGCACTAACTACTCAATAACACATTTTGCCAATGCTGAATATCTTGGCAAACTGGCAAATAGATTTATAGAAATGTAAAGGAGTGATTATTATGGCTATGGGCGTACACCCACTAAATAAAGATAAATTCTATGAAGCGATTAACTTATACATATCGGGGCAGACTTCACAAGTAAAGGCGGCGAAAGTAGCAGGTTGTAGCGTACCGACATTTAAGAAATACGCTAACAAGATTTATGGCGGCGAGGAGCTACCAGATAATTTATGGGGGAAGAATGATAATTAAGAGAATTGTTAATCACTGGATAAGACACAAGACAAAGAATCTGACAGAAATACCACTTTTTACAATGATATTTAACTATCGTAAATATAAAGCAGAAGGCAAGAAAGACAGTTGTATGTTTTATACACACCCAGATATTGCTGATGACAAATTTGTAAAGAGTAAGTTACAAGAAGTTGTTGACTATATCAGAGATAACTATGATTTGGATATATTTACGAGGATTTGAGGTACAATATGAAAGATTGCTCAATTTGTAAATATTGTGATGAAGATTTTGATTTTGATGAAGAAACAGGAGAAGAATATCCTGTTTATAATTGTCAAAAAGGAAATGATACATCACTTGACTGCGAGTGCAAGAATTTTAAGAAATACAAGCCACAAAAATATAAAGAGAAAAATACCGAATGCGATATATGCGAGTACAGAGAAAAATGTGCAAAATATAGTTCCGGGATAGGCTGTACAACCATCAGAGATATAAAAACACATATTATTTATCCGCAAGACAAATGTATTAAAAAGCAAAAGAGCTAGGCATTAAGATACCTAAAGATATTGAAAACTATTTTAAAGAATATGGGATTGAGGTGTAATATGTGTGAATTTTGCTCGTATAAAAACAATCCATTTATAATTTACGGAAAAGAAATCAAAATAAATAAATGTGCCAAAGAAACAGACTTGACGGAAGCACAGGTTATGAGAAACAGGGATGATGAAGTTCCGGGAATTGTGATTTATAAAGGATGTAGCGCAACCGGATATTTTGATATCAATTATTGCCCTATCTGCGGTAGAAAGTTGGTGAAATGATGGCAGAACCTTTAAGTAAATTAGCAGAAAAATGTAAAAGTTGCCCTAAATCTGAAAAATGTGACCATAAAAGAATGGAGTTATGCGCTTTAGCGGATTTGCCACCACAAAATCTTGCAAGTGCTACACAAGGTATTTTGATAGACGCGGCAATGCCGGTTTTGAGGGAAGAAATAAAAAGCCCTTTAAGTCCATTTAGGTACAAAGACGAATTAGAAAAAGCAATAAATGATTCCCATTTTGGAAACAGGTTTATGTATGGTGCTTAGAAAGTTGGTGGAAGATGATTAAAGAAGCATTGTTGGATATTTCAAAAGGATATGTCAAAGTTTTCTTTGATGGTAACCCAGTTGATAGTATATATAGTGTAGATGACATTACAGATGATGAGTCTGGAATGAAAAAGATACAACTTACTTTTTTGGTGAAAGAAGTGCTTTTTAAAGAATAACCGAAGAGTTTGCCAATTTTGCAAAGGGGGATTACTATGAAACATCAAAAAGAATGGCACACTTGTGACAGGTGCGGAAAAGAGATAAAAGTAGGGCTGTTGTGTATGAACTCAATTACAAGGAGTGGCATATTAAATATGACTTACGATTTATGTAATGAATGTATGGAAGATTTTGAGAGGTTTATGAGGAATGAAAACATTGATTGTAGATGATTTAAACATTCCACCAAGTGTTATCGCAAGTGCCATTGTCAATAGAATTCCACTTAATGAAGATAAAAATTGTCACATTGAGCATTGGAGTACCAGATGGAGAATTGAAAAATATGGGAAACATACTTGTCTGGAAGTTAAGAAATTAAGATAAACAATTACCGACTACAGATTGATTGTAGCTGCTGACCTTAGAAAGCTAAAGGCTGATAAAACATATAAAAGGAGATAGAACCTATGAAACAGTTATTTGTAAGTGTGCCTATGAAAGGCAGAACAGAGGAAGAAATCAAAGCTAGTATTCAGAAGATAAAAAAAATTGCTGAAATATACGAGGGCGAAGAATTAGAGCTTATCGACAGCTACATTGAGGATAACCCACCTAAAGACAGTAAAGAAGCTGTATGGTATTTAGGTGAAAGCCTTAAGAAGCTGGCACAGGCTGATGTGTTCATAGGAATTGCGGAGAACTATGATTGGAGTGGCTGCTGCATTGAAAGGGAAACAGCAGAAAGATATGGCATTAAAGTATATATGATTCCAGCAAGATATGTAATTGATGATTATAATGCACTTGTGCAGAAATTACATCCGGCTGTCCGTGGCGTATTATTCTAACAAAATTTTACCGGCTAACAAATAGAGTTAGTTGCTACCCTAAAACAGTTATAGGCAGAGGTCTATAAGCACCTTTGCTGAAAAGTGGAGGTGCTTTTCTTGAATTCCGAATTAAATCAACTGATAGATGATTGCGAAAAATACATATCCCAAAATGGAATAGATGAAAATATTATAGAAACCTACTACAACGTGTGCCAGCTTGCCAAGAATGAGGGTGAAATTGACACAATGTTAAAATGTACGGCTAGGACAAAAGAACTCATAGAAAAGGCTTGTATGCGTGATATAGGCATAGATATTTTTGAACTTGAAAAATATACATTCAACAACAATATAGACAATGATTTAGTTAATAGATATTTTGACACCTTATTACTTGAAGCTCCGCACTTATTTCACAGCTATTTGCTTTATCTTGAAAAAGACAGAGAAGAGAGTGAAAGATTTTATCAGCCAAAAATGAAACAGCTTAATAAATACGGGCTTATTCAAGCTATGCAAGATTTGGAAGACGACAAATATAATAGATTATGTATTTCTATGCCACCAGGAACACAAAAAACTACACTGGAAAAATTTTTTTGCTCTTGGATAATTGGCAAGCACCCTAAAGATTACAGCCTTTTCTTTTCTCACAGCAACGAAATTACAGGAAAGTTTTATAAAGGAGTGCTTGACATAACAACAGATGATAAAGAATATAAATGGAATGTTATTTTCCCTAATTTACCATTACAAAGCACAAATGCACAGGCACAAGAAGCTAATTTCGGTAAATACAAAGCATTTTCAAGTATTCAATGCTCATCAATAGGAGCTAAGAATGCTGGTAAGGTTAGAACTAACCGTTATTTATATTGTGATGACCTTATAGGTTCTATTGAAGAAGCACTTAATCCAATAATTCTTGAAAAAATATGGAGAATTTATGGAGTCGATTTAAAGCAAAGAAAGCTAAACGAACAAGTAAAAGAAATAATTATAATGACCAGATGGAGCACAAAAGACATTATTGGACATATTATTGAGCTTTATGGAAACGACCCAAAGTTAAAAATTATTTCGATTCCAGATATTGACCCTAAAACAGGGAAAAGTAATTTTGACTATGAATATAATGGAATGTCGGTGGAATTTTTTAATGATCAAGCACTGACAATGGATGATATATCTTATAGATGTCTTTATAAGCAAGATCCAATAGAACGTGAGGGATTGCTTTATCCAGAAAACAAAATAATGAGATATAAAGAACTTCCTAAAACACGAATTAAAAGAATTACTGGACAATGTGACACGAAATCCTCTGGTACTGATTTTTATGTGTTCCCTTGCCTGGTTGAATTTGAAGGATATGAGGGAACGTATTACTGCACTGATACTATATGCAACAATTCGGCAGATTACGAAAAACAATATGAAAATTCAGCAAATTTAATTGTCGATAACGAAATACAAGATTGCGATTTTGAAGCTAATCAAGGCGGAGATAGAGTTGCAAATGAAGTCAGAAAACGAGTAGAAGAAAAAGGCTGGTTATGCAATATATCAGACACTGCAACTGAAACAAACAAAGAAGCAAGAATATTTCAATGTTCTAGTTGGGTATTGCAACATATTGTGTTTAAAGATAGAAGCCTATATGAACCCAAGAGCGATTATGCAGAGATGATGAGTTGGTTGTTGAAATATTCAGTATCTGGTAAAAATTTGCACGATGATGTACCGGATGTTTTTTCAAATTTTGCATTAAGAATGAAAAGAGGAAATAGAGTAAAAAAGACAGTAATTATGTCAAGTCCGATATAAGAGGAGGGAATTTATGGTAACAAAGGAAGTTTTATCACAATATTTGGATTTACAGGAAGAAGTAAAAGAAGTAAGACTAAAGATAGAACGGCTTGAAAGAGATATAGGCAAAATTGAAGCTGGAGAAATGGTTATAGATTCTGTTAGCGGTGGCAATGGTGGCAAACAGCATTTTAAGATTGAAGGCATACCATTTCCAGAGTACAGCAGAAAGAAAACACTTCTTTATGCTAGAAAAGCCACATTGCAGTTGCTTGAAGATGATTTGTTGGAAAAAACCAATGAGGTTGAAGAATTTATTGCAAGCGTTGACGATAGTAGAATGAGAAGAATAATCAATCTTAGATTTTTAGAAAATAAGACTTGGATTCAGATAGCACATATCATAGGTGGCAACACAGAAAGTAGCGTAAAAATGGCTTTTCAAAGATTTATTGAAAAAAATTAAAAGATGTTACGATTGTGACGAAAAAATTATGTATTATTACAATGAGCAAAGCAAATTTCATAAACATGTATAATCCTTATCGAAAAGCATCGTCATTTAATTATGGCGGTGCTTTTACTATGTAACGAGGTAACAATATGATTTTTTATACAAACAAAGACAAGTCAATTATGTGTCCGAACTGCCATAAGTTTTTGACTAAGGCAGACAGCAAAGACCCACGAACACATAAATTAGCGTGCAAGCATTGCCACAAATGGATATGGTATGTACCTAACGATGATGATGATTTTCAAATTAAGGAAATACCACAAAGCAGAAGTTCAAGCGGTATGACATTTTATTAGAGGTGTAGATAATGCAGACAGGAAGAATTGCTATTTATACAGGTGCAAAAGAAATAACACCTGACAATATAATACCAATTTTGCGTGAAGCAATTTTGGAACATGATATTAATTCCAACAGAATACAGTTTCTTCTTGATTATGACGCAGGAATACAGCCGATAGTTAGGAAGAATCCAAAGACTTACAGACCAGACATTGACTGTGAGTGCTGTGATAATGTGGCTAACGAGGTCACAGAGTTTAATTTAGGTTTTAAGTGGGGGAATCCTATAACACTAGTTCAAAATGGCGACAATGAGGATTCTAACCTCACAGAAGCTATAGCAGAATTAAACAGTTGCTACGAATCACAGAACGCAAGACAGAAGCAACAGGAACTTGCAAGATATGTCGAAATCGGTGGTGTTGGCTATGTCCTTGTTGATGTGAATACAGAATATGAGGATGGGGAAAGCTATTTCACATATAATGTATTAGACCCAAGAACAACATTTGTTGTAAAGTCAACAGCTTATAGCGATAAGAGGGTTATTCTTGCAGGTACTTATATCAAAGACAAACATAGCAGTACAAGATATTACACCTGTTTCACAGAAGATATTCGCTATGAAATTACCGACGGAATAAAAATCACTAACGGACCAGAAAAAGGAAAAACAAAATGGGGATTTTTAGAGAGAAGCGGGGAAGAGAACCCATTACATAAAATCCCTATTATTGAATATACAAGGTCATTCGACAGAATGGGCTGTTTTGAACGGCAAATATCTGAAATGGATAACTTAAACTTGCTTATTTCAGACTTTACTAACGATGTTGAACAGAACACGCAGGCGGTATGGCACACAAATGATGTTGATTTCCCGGTTGAACAGGAAACAACAGTTGATAAAGATGGAACACCACATATCACTGAAAAAGTAAGAAAGCCAAAATCTGGAGAATGGATGCAGACCTATACATCAGCAGATGGTAAAACTCCAATAGTTGAGCCACTTGCAATTAATTACGATTACACAGGTATGCTTAACAATATCCAATCAAGGCGACAGACAATCTTGCAGAAATGTAATGTGCCACAGCGAAATGATAATAGCGGCGGCAGTACAGGAGTTGCAATGTCAGATGCAACAGGTTGGTCACAGGCTGAAACAGCGGCGGCAAAACAGCAATTAATTACAGATGGCTGCAAAATGGAAGAGATAAAAGTTGTTCTTGCGGCTATTAAGTTGTCAAACAATGTTAACAGCAGCAACCCATTACTTAAATTAAGGGCAAGAGATGTAAAACCTAACATTAAGCGGCAAAAAACTTATGAAATGTCAACTAAGGTTAACGCTATGGCGACATTGATAAGCCACGGATTTAGTCTTAAAGATACAGTTGATGCAATTCCATTCTTTGATGACCCTAACGATGTTGTAGCGAGAAGCGGAGAAATGGTTAAGGCATATCAAGACAGCATAATTAACAAAGATACACAGAACCAAGCAGAGGGTGGAGATGGAGAACAGCCACCTAATAAAGATCGCACAATGCAAGACTTATCAGACCAGACAGAAAATAGTCCGGTTATAGATAAGAGCAGAACAGATAAATAAATTGATATTGAGCCACAGGGTAGAAATGCCTTGTGGCTTTTTATATGCCCTAGAGAAAGGGCAATACAAATATCGCAAGAAGTTGAGAGAACAACAAAAAACGCAGAAAGCAGAGGTAAAGAAATTATGGCAGATGTAACTAACACAACAACAGAACCAACAACTAACAATGAGCCACAGAATGAAGAACAGACACCTAGCGTAGAAGAACTTATGGCACAGCTTGCTAGTGAAAGAGCTGAAAAAGAGAAGTATAAGAATGCTTCTGATAAAGCCAGTTCAGAAGCAGCTAAGTACAAGAAAGAACTTCGCTCGAAGCAGACAGCAGAAGAACAGGAAGCGGAAGCTAAGGCGGAAGCTGAAAAGTTGCAGGCTGAAAAGTTCGAGAACATGAGTAAAGAGCTTAATCATATGAAAGCTGTCAATGCTTATCAGAAAGTTATAGGCGATGGAAAGGATATTGATTCTTTGATTGAGGCAGTTGCAGACGCAGACCATAGCCTTATAGCAACTGTAATTGCTAATGAAGTGCAAAGACAGGTTAAAGAAGCTAAGGCAGAGTGGCTTAAATCAAGACCGGCTATTAATGCAGGCGGTGGAGAAGAAAGCACGATAACACAGGAACAGTTCAACAAGATGAATTACCACGAAAGAGTGGAGTTCAAAAATAAGAATCCAGAGCTTTATAAGAAGTTCACAGAGTAGAAAACGGAGGTAAATAAACTATGCCACAGACTAAGTTAGCAAATTTAGTAGATCCACAGGTAATGGCTGATATGGTATCAGCTAAGTTGCCAAAAAAGATTAAGTTTTCACCTATCGCAAGAGTTGATACAACACTTGTAGGCAGACCGGGAAGCACAATCGTTGTGCCAAAGTATGCTTATATTGGTGACGCAGAAGATGTAGCAGAAGGTGTTGCTATGGGTACAACAGTACTTACAACATCTACAACAGAAGCAAAGGTTAAGAAAGCAGGTAAGGCTGTAGAGCTTACAGATGAATCAGTATTATCTGGTTATGGCGACCCACTTGGTACAGCTATTAATCAGATTGCTATGTCAATCGCTGCAAAGGTTGATAATGACAGCTATGATGCACTTTGCACAGCACCTATTGATTACGATGGAACAGCAGCATCTATCAGCTATTCAGCAGTTGTAGCAGCTAATAGCAAATTTGATGATGAATCAGATTCATCACTTACAAAGATATTATTCATTAACCCAGCACAGGAAGCCACATTGCTTAATGACGCTGATTTCAAGAGCAATGACAAGTACCCACTTAATGTAATTATGAATGGCACTATCGGTTCTATTGCAGGAGCGCAGGTTGTTAAGTCTAAGAAAGTTAAGCTGGTTAAGTATGAGCTTGATGATTCAACAGGAACAATCAATGTTGTAGCTGACACAACAAGCGAGGATTCAACTAATGTTCATCTTGACACAGCACTTGCACATACGCTTAAGCCAAAGGGCAAAGAAATTAAGGTAGGTAGCAAGTTAAAGGCTGTTACAACAGAGTTCTACGCTTGCCCTATTGTTATCGTGTCAGCAGAAGACCCTAACGAGGACACAGGTGCAGATGGCGTATCAGAGGAAGAGAACGCACTTACAATCTATATGAAGAGAAGCGTTGAGATTGAATCAGACAGAGATATTCTTGCAAAGACAACTGTTATTTCTGGCGATGAACACTATACAGCAGTCTTAAGCAACGATTCAAAGGTTGTTCTTGCTAAGTTTGGAAAGTAAGAGGTGTTTATATGTTATTAAGACGACATAAAATCAACGCCGCAAAGCAGAGCGAGGAAGTAACAGCAGATAATGTAAGACAGGAAGCTGTTTATGGAGATGAGCTTAAGTATGAGGAAGAGCAGGACAAGTTCCCTGTTCAACCTACAAGCGATTACACAAAGACAGCTATTAAGCGTATGCCAACAGCGGACTTGCAGACACTTGCCTTAGAACAAGGTATTGAGAACGCAATGGAGCTTACAGGAGCAGAGCTTAAAGAACTGTTAATTGAGAAATTAGGGTTATAACAGGAGTTGGGTTATGGAAATGACAGTATTAGAACATGTGGCTATTAGCCACGATTATGCACATAAAGAAAAAATTGAAAATGATGATGGAACAAGTTCTGATATTGTTGTTTTTGATAAAGATACAACCAAGTTAGAACTTCTCATTGAGAGAGATAAAAAAGAGTGTATTAATCAAAGACACTATAAAAATTACACAGAAGAAATGATTGAAAAAGACTTCAAAGAATTTGAGTTTGTTTTAATTGAGCTGGTTGACTATGACTTAGAACAAAATGGAGCTTCTTTTTCAGAGAAAGTTTCTGAAAATGGCATAACAAGGGAATGGATTAAAAGGGAAAGTATTTTAAAAAAAATACCCACTCTTTGCCATATAACATAATATCCAGCCTAAATGGCATTACAGAAAGTTAAAGAAGATTGTGCGTTACCAATACGGTAGCAGGCGGCACACATTAAGGGTGGTGGGCAGTGTGCCATTATTAATTATGAAAGGCGGTATATCAATGCCAATAGCAGTAATTATAAGCATTATTTCAGTTGCTTTTTCCGTCTTTTTCGGACTGTTTACGTTGGGATTTAATCTTAAGAACAACAAAAAGTCTGACAATGCAGAACTTACAGAGCGTGTAAAAGAAAATACACGCATAAATATGAAACTTGACACAATATCAGGCAACACAACAGAGATAAAAAATGAAGTTATAGAAATGAGAAAAGAACTTAATTCTCACGATAACAGGATTATTAAGGTTGAGGAAAGTGTAAAGTCGGCACACCACCGAATAGACGGATTGGAAGCACGACTTAATGAAGATAAGGAGGTATAGCAGAATGGAGATTATGCAGACATTGATTGCAAATATGACAATCATATTAGCGATTGTCGGGGCATTAGCCTTTATGGTATCTGTAATTACACAGGTAATTAAGGGTATTGGAGTATTCAATAAGGTACCTACAGATATTGTAGTATTTGTCTTATCAATTGGTATTACTGTAGCGGCATTTGTTGCTTATATGCAGTATATTCAGATGACAATACTGTGGTATATGATTCTTGCGGCAATTATGGCAGGTTTTGTTGTAGCGTTCGTTTCGATGTATGGATGGGAGAAGTTATCCGAATTATGGAAGCGATTTGGCAAGGATGTGAAGTAATATGCTTGACATTAATAAGCAGGCTATGAAGTATTCACTTCAAGGACAGACAGTAACTATCTATGAAAGAGATGATGACGGCAATATCATTTATGAGGGGTATACCGACGCAGAGGGCAACTTTATTCCTTATCTTGATGATGAGGGAAATAAGATACCTAAAGTCCTTGAAGAGAAAACAGGCTTTTCAGAGCCGGTTAATTTCAAAGCAAATATAGCTTTCAGCGGTGGAGAAGCACAGAGTAAAGAATACGGCTTTGATACTGCTGATTTTGATGCTATTTTGCTGACAGATAGGAATACACTACCTGTTCAAAAAGGCGACCTTATATGGCTTGATAGCAAGCCTACATACACATCTGATGGACTTGTTGATGAAACATCAGCAGACTTCACGATTGTAGGCATTAAGCCAGCATTATATTCAACTAAGTATATGCTTAAAGCAGTTGTAAAGTAGGTGCATCTATGGCAAGACATACAATTAATATATCATTGTCTGAAAAGTCCGTAAATGAAGCTATCAGGCAGCTACAACAGTATAAGAACTGGCTTATCAAAAAGACTTTACAGCTTGTCAAAGAGCTTGCAGAAGTTGGAATACCTGTTATAGATGAAAATATGGCAAAAGCAAGTTATACATATGATGAGAAAGGTGTTCGTAGCGGTTCAGATACAAGCCATCACAGTTATGTTGAGATAAAATCTGTTGGAGAATATGCCGAAGCAAAATTAATTGTAGAGGGCAAAGAACTTATGTTTATAGAGTTCGGAGCTGGTGTATTCTACAATGGAGCGGCTGGAAGTAGTCCACACGACAAAGGTGTTGTTAATGGTATGGTTATAGGCTCATACGGCGAACATCACGGCGTACAAAAAGTGTGGGGTTACTATGACGATGACGGAACCTTAGTTCTTACGCACGGCGTAGAAGCACAAATGCCTGTTTATAAGGCTGATATGGAAATCATACAGAAATATGTTGAGGTAGCAAGGAGAGTGTTTAGTTAATGGCAAATGCAAACGATTGGGCGATAGACCTTGAAAACACAGTCACAGCACTTGTCAAGGCTAAAACCCTAACACAGCTTAAAAAAACATACCCAAAGATAGTCATAACCAATGAGGGGGAAAACAGCGGTCAAGCAGTATTCCCGACAGTATACATTCATTTACTGCCAGCAGTTGAACAAGGACAAACACTTGACGGACAGACAATTAACGCATTGTTAGCAACATTTCAAGTAGATGTTACCGCTAACACAAGCAAATCTGACTGTCGCAAGGTTATGGCGATAATTACAGATACATTTAAGACAATGAGATTTCAAGGTAACGCAATGCCGGAATTTTCAATTAATAACAAAGTACATAAGAGTACCGCACGATTTAGGCGGTTAATCGGAGCAAATGACAGATTATTGTAACAAAGAGCAGAGATGCTCTTATTTTTTTGCGAATTTTTAGGAGGTAGATTAAATGGCAGATGCAGTAGCAGGATTAAGTACACTGGGCGTTACTTTCTCTTATGGAGTTGAAACAACAGCAGGCACAAAGCCAACATCATTCAAGTTACTTACAAGAATTAATTCTATTGATGAAATTACAGTAACACCAGAAGCGATAGACGCTTCGGCACTTGAAGATAAGCAGACAAGAAACATTGCAGGTAGAGATACAGTTACAGATACAGTTGCAGTAACAGTTAATAAGACAGACGCAACTATTGAAGAATGGAAAACTCTTATTACAGCATACAATGGATTAACAGGCGGTAAGAGAATGTGGTTCCAGGAGATTACTCCGGGCATAACAGATGCAGAGTTCTTTGTGGCACAACCACCATCAAAGTTACCAATCACAAGTAAGGAGCAGAACGGACTTCTTACAATGGCTATCAACCTTATTATTGAGGATATGGTAGGAACAGATACAGCAGTAACCCCAACATCGGGGGAATGATAAGCTATTCGACTAAATCTAAAAAGGCTGTGTCGGATAGCGTAGAAAACGCCAAGGCAGCCGACTACACATCATATCTTGATGATGTAACAGAATAATTATTTTGAAAGGTAGGTGCGGTGTAAAATCCGCACCTTTCCCTATACGGACGATAGGGTGGGAAAGGGTAAAAATTATGATGAATATTAATGTAAACGGAAAAGAATACAAAGTAGAGTTCTCTTTTGGAGCAGCAGAGTGTAAAGAGATAGTGCAGAAAATGTTTTCTGTTGTTAATGGTTCTTACTTACTTGCACAGACAGATAAAAGTGTTGCACAGGCTTCTTTTGACGGGTTAGCAAATATGACAGCAGATGTGCCAGAGATTTGCATTTTAGCCATTTATGCAGGTTGTATTGACAATAACCCTGTAACTATAGATGAAGCAAAGGAACTCACTAGGGCATATATTACAGAGAAGAGAAAGACAGATAAGAGTTACGGATATAGAACATTGTTTGAAGAAATCAAGAAAGCGATGGAAGATGATGGTTTTTTCGAGTTGAGCGGAATAACAGCGATGTTAGAGGAAATGGCGAACAATGTGGAAGAAGCGACACAAGAACAGAAGAAGCCGACAGTAGTTCCACAAGACCACAAGAAAAAGCAGACTTCCACAAAATAATCTGGGAAGAATACTTTGTCTTAGCCAGTTCGCTAGGCGTTAGTTATTCAGATTTTCTTAAAATGACACCTAAAAAGCTATGGGCTGTTGTAGAGGGTAAAAAACTTGAAAGACAACGAATGGATTCAGATATATGGCTTGCGATAGGCAGTTACATACTCCCAGCAATCAAGATAGGTGTTAGAAGTGGTGCTTGGGGCAAAGGTGAGCTTGAATACCCGGATAAGCCTATTTACAGCGATATTAATAAAAAAGAGAACAGGGAAGATGAAATACAAAGAAAGAGAGAAGAGTTTGTTTTGAATATGAAAATACGCAAAGCAAACTGGGATTTAACACACCCTAAATAAGCCGGAGGTATAAAGCGTGGAATTAGACAGTTTAGAAGTCAAAATTACCGGTACTGCCACTAAAGCTATCAATTCTGTTGACAAACTGATAAATCAGCTTACAAGGCTGTCAACATCACTTGCAACTGTGAATGGCTCATCACTAAACAGCCTTGCAAATGGTGTTAGTCAGTTAGGTTCTGCTATGCAGAATATGAACGCAGGAACAGCAGATTTTACAAGACTTGCTAAGAACATCACGAAGATAGGCTCTGTTGATTCAGTTGCCATAACTAACACAGCTACATCACTTCAAGCTGTCACAAAGGCAGTTGCAAGCATATCAGCTATTCCGCAAAATGCAACACAGGTCACAGAATTTGCAAAGTCACTTGGTAAGCTAGGCAGTAAGAGTATAGAAAATGCCGTTGTAAACATTCCAAAGCTAGGTAATGCTTTAAATGGCTTAATGACAACGCTATCAAGAGCACCAACAGTAAGTCAGAATGTTATTCAAATGACTAACGCATTGGCTAATCTTGCTAGTCAAGGTAGCAAGGTGGGTACTTCTTCAAACTCACTTCAAAAGTCGCTGTATGGCGTTTCTACAAGCACTAGGACAGCAACTAGAAGTAGTTGGAACTTAGCAAGTGCGATAGGTAAGTTTTATGCCACTTATTTTATGGTAATTCGTGGCAGTAAGAAACTTATAGAAGCAATTAAGTCAACAACAGATTACATTGAAGCATTCAACTATCAAGCGGTAGCGTTTGGCAAGATTGGTTCAGAGTGGGATAAAGATTACGAAAAGTACGGATATGATAACGCAACAGCATACGCAGAAAGTTTTCAAAGCAGAGTAAATGATACTCTTGGAAAGCTATCTGGTTTAAAAGTTAATGTTCAAGGTGGCTTGCTTGAAGAAAGCGGAGTAAAGAACTTAGGACTTAACATACAAGAGATAACACAGTATGCTTCACAGTTAGCTTCTGTTACTAATTCGTTAGGACAGACAGGCGAAGCAACAACGGCTATAACAAAGTCAATGACAATGCTTGCGGGCGATATAAGCTCACTTTTCAATGTGGACTATTCAACAGTAGCACAGAACTTACAAAGCGGTTTAATCGGACAATCGAGGGCATTGTACAAGTATGGTATTGATATTACCAATGCTACATTAGCGACATATGCTTATAACTTAGGCATTTCTAAGTCTGTATCAGAAATGACACAGATGGAAAAACAGCAGTTAAGAGTGTTAGCAATATTAGACCAAAGTAAAGTATCTTGGGGTGATTTAGCCAATACGATTAACAGCCCAAGTAATATGTTACGCCAGTTCAGCAACAATATGAAAGAGGTAGGAATGGTAGCAGGACAGCTATTTATTCCAATTCTTTCAAAGGTTATGCCAATAGTAAACGGAGTAGCTATTGCAATCAAAAGATTATTAGTTGGTCTTGCTTCTTTAATGGGTGTTAAGATTGACTTTGAGAGCTTCGGACAAAGTGGCTATAAAGACACATCAGACGGCTTAGAAGATATTTCAGATGGCTACCAAGATGTAGCTGATTCAGCTAAGAAAGCTACATTATCCCTTATGGGATTTGATGAAATAAATAAATTGCAGGACGATACAAGCTCAAGCAAGGGTTCAAGCGGCGGTGGCGGCGGTAGCTCTATTGATTTGACAGACGATATTGCTAAGGCGGCGGCAGAATATGAAGCGGCGTGGAATAAAGCATTTGCCAATATGGAAAATTCGGCAGTTGCCTGGGCTGACAGAATAGAGAAAGCACTCGAGCCTGTTAAACAGATTTTTAAAGATTTTGCAGTTGGTGATTTCTTTAAGGCAGGTCAAGATACATCTAACCTTGTGGCAGGAATTTTTAATTGGTTTGCAGATGCCATTGATAAAGTCCCTTGGTTTAAAATCGGCCAGAAAATGGGAGATTTCCTTGCAGGTATTAATTGGACTAAGGTGTTTAAATCGGCGGCTAAAGTGCTTGTGCAAGGCTTAAAAGCGGCTATTGAATTATACTTAGGTATACTATCTAAAGCACCTATAGAAACACTTCTTATATCACTTGTGGCAGTTCCTAAAGTGCTTAAGGCGATAGGCGGTTCAGCAGTTGTAGCTAGTATAGTAAAAACGTACAAGACACTTGATAAATTTGCAACAACAGTAGCGGCGGCAACAGGCGCACTTAATGGAAATAAGGCGGCGGCTTCGGCGCTAACATTTATGTACCCAAAGACAGCCAAAACTGTAACTGATGTTAATAAAACCTTTAATACCCTTAAAACATCTTTAAATGACAATGGCTTTTTTGCTACATTTAATGAGGGAATTGAAACTATTAGAGGTAAAATGTCAGTATTGCAGAAAGGTGCAATAGGCGTTATAGGTGTATTTGCAGAGTTTTCACTTGTTAAGAGCGGCTTTTATGAACTGGCGGTAGGGAGCGACAACCTTGTAGCTTCTATTGCTAAAATAGCAGGCGGCGTAGGTGTGGCAACAGCGGCATTAAAACTTATAGGCTTATCAAACCCATTTACAGCATTAATAGTAGGTGCTATGGGCTTAATATCGTCAATAGTGGGTATCTCACAAGCTGTAAAAGAAGCAGAATTTAATAGCATGTTTACAGCATTGCAAAATACTGGAACTGTTACAATGAAAGAATTAGGTGATGTAGCCAAAGACTCTTTTGGGAAAATAACAGATGGTATAACTGAAACCACAGACAAACTTAAAAATATATCAGAAGCAAAAGAAAATCTTGAAGAAACAACAGATAATGTAAATCTTTTAAAAACAGCGGTTGAAGATGGAGCATACACAACTAATGAAAAAATGCCGGAAATTATAGAACAATTCCAAAACTTATTAAGTGAATCTAAAAATGTATTCAATGATGAATATGATGTTATCGTTGGTAATGTTGTAGGTGCTTGGAAAGATATTCTTGAAGCGCAAGGCGTTGCAATTCCAGAGTATGTGGCACAATTAGCAAGTTTACGCGACAAAGGAAATGAATCGTTTACAAGTATGAGTTCAGATTTAGAAACACTTATACAGCAGTTTAATGATGGAAAAATATCAGAAGAAGAGTTCTTAAATGCGGCTACGCCTTTAATAGATAAAATATCTTCTATTAATAGTGACAAGTCGGTTGATAATGCGACACTTGCTATTCAAGGATTTGGCGGCGCATTAGATATATCACAGTATATGACAGAATCCGGACTTGATGTTCAAAGATTTAGTGAGGCTGTAAATGAAGTTGTAACAGCGGCACAAAACGGAAAAGATAACCTATCTACATTGGGAACGGAATCGTCACAAGCTATAACGGATATGAGAGATAGGCTTACAGCTTTAGGAATAGATGCAAGTCAATTTGATTGGTCAAGTTTATATGGTGCTAGTGATACGCAAGTACAACAAGGCACAGAGAGAATAGACGCGGCATATATGCAATATGCTAATCAAGTACAGTATAACTTACTCAATCAACTTCCATCAGTAGTTGAAGAAGCAACAAAAGACTATGAAAACCTAAACCCAATAGCTAAAATATTCACAACAAAAGAAAACTATATTAAAAGCGTTATTGAGAAATGGCGTAAAAGCACATTAGACCCAGCACTTGATTCTGTTAAAGATGGCTTTAATCAGTTAGGAATAGACGGAAGCGTGTACGCTGATGAAGCGGCAGACAAGCTCACAACATCGCTATTTGATAGTATTAGAGTTTATTCCAATGTTGGTGTTAACAACACAAAGCCTAAACTTAAGGAAGATTGGCAAGAAATGCTTGATTCTGCTTTAAATGAAGCAGGAGAAGCAGTAGACGTAGAGGGCTATGGAAGAAATACAGTAGATGGCTTTGTTAACGGAATTGTTGATAATGTTGATAGAAGCAACAATGCTGTAAGAGATTGGATGGATGAATTAGATAGAAATATTCACGATAGTGCAATGAATTTTGGTTCACCATCAAGGCGCGCGGAAGAATACGGAAGATGGGTTGTTGAGGGCTTTAACAATGGTTTATCTGACAATTTAGGTAGCACGTATAGTACGATTGATGATTACGTTAACAATGTTAAATCCGGCTTTGATGGCATATATGATTCATTATGGGATATAGGTCATTATGCAGGCAGAGGTTTCTATGATGGCTTAGAAAGTATGGAAAACAGTATTTTCAGCGAAGCTAGATACATCGCAGATAACGTATCTGATACAATAAGAGATGCCTTAGACATTCATAGTCCATCAAGAGTTATGAAACAGATAGGTGAATACACGATAGAGGGCTTCAAACAAGGTATGGAGCTTAATTACAAACCTGTTGAGGTTTCTTTAGGCGACTTTACTAGCGATATTATTCAAAGCACAAAAGCAAGTAAATTTAATGCAAATACTAGCATACCTACAATGCCACAGATTAATATGGATAATAGCGCCACAACAGAAACTAATATGTTATTAAGGCAACTAATATACGCTGTTGAAAATGGAAGAACAATAGAAATTGACGGACAAGAGATATTCAGAGTTACACAAAAGCAAGCAAATATGTACACAGCAATGACTGGGTTGCCTGCATATAACATATAATTGAATTTAATACAATGTTGTGATACACTCTAACCATTAGGATAGCAAGGGGGTGCATCACAATGAAAAGGAAAGCGATATGTTTAATTATTTGGGTGTTATTATCTGCGACTTTTATATGGTATCTACAGGATAGTGGCAGAAGAACAGGCGGTAAAATTCAAGATTATTTGGAGTTTTGCACAGAGAAAAATGAAAAAGGTACAGAAACAAGCGCGGAAGTATCAACACGAAACTTTATAAATGAAGAACTTTATAATATGTCTGAATGGTTTCGGAGAGAAGATTTATCCCTTGGATTCGTTATAGTGATATACGTTAGTGGAACAATGGTATGTTGCTATTTTGGAAATAAAAAGGAAAGGGAAAAGTAATATGGAGATAAGCAAAGCAGGAATTAAAGCTCATACACTTATAACGGTGCAAGAACGTAATATACAAAGTGATATTCAAGATTGGAATAACTCAATATTAATTGTTGATAATATATATGAGGCTATTAATAAAATTGACAGTGACTATGCTAAAATGCTTAGTGGGAAAGAATTTGGGCTAGTGTACCCAACGATTAATAATCAATTTGAAGTATACATTAAGTATGGCAATGATTTAGTAAATATGATATCAACAACACATCATGAATTAACTCATATTGATGACTTTACTATCATTGGAGAAAAATTCGGGATAAAGAACAAAAGAGAATTGACCGAAAATGATTATATAAGGCTTTGGTCTGAATTTCATGCAACGTACATTTCAATGACAGAAATATTGAAGTACAATGAAAAATATGATTACCCAGCGATTAAAAAAGAAACAACAGACAAGTTAATTAATTATTACAATAGTTGCACAGGAAAAATGGTGAAACAGCAAGACGTTTTCGACACTACTGTTAGAAATTATGGAAATTTTTTTGCAATATGTGATTATGGAAAAACGAAAGATAATCCACCACCAGAATATATTAGAGGATTTAATTATTTTGCAGTATACGCCTTTTTAAATCAGCATAAGGATATTTATAAGTTTATTGATGATTACAATACATGGAAAGTGTTAGTTAATAGAACTTTAAGAATAAAAAGTAAATAGCTTACAGGCAGGATTTTTTACAGGTGTTGTTAAGAATAAAAGCGAATACGGCAAAGAAAAAATATACATATATTTTTCAAAAGATTTTAATTTAAAAAGTGGAAACTATAAAGCTGGCGATAAAATAACCGCATATGGCTTAACTGTTAATTGTAAAAATAATGGAGCTGGCAGTTATAACAGCATTAGTTTTATACCACGTTTTATAGAAAAATAATCTCTTAATGGAGCGTATCTTTTCGGTGCGTTCCATTTTTTATTAAAAAGTGCTTGACTTTTTTGTGCGTACGGTTTATATTGAATGTGCGGACAGAAAAGAGGTGAGTATATGTCCAATAAAAAAGGTAGACCTAAACTCGACAATCCTAAAAATGAAAGAATATATATTCGTG